ATGGATGCAGGATTCATCATCGTCCAGATCGTCATGTTCGTCGTAGGGGCACTGATCCTGAGCGCGATCATCAAGAGCGGCGTTCGGCGCGGTATCGAAGACGTGCTCTACAAGAAGGACGCTCAGGGACAATGGAAGCTTCACCCGTGGCTTCTTGATGCGGTGAAAGAAGCCGCCGCGGAAACGAAGAAGCCGACACCGTAGCCCGCCCGTTCGGTGCGTGTTCGCCGTCAGAAATAGCCCTTGCTCGCGTCCCTGTGCTGTAGTGCACTTGTTGATTGACAAGGGGTGTGATAGTCTCTTTCTTGTCAAACAACAAGGGAGGTGACAACATGGATAAGGATCTGAAGAAGCTGATCAAAGCTCTCGAAGCACAGGGCTTTGAGGTCGAGATCACCGCTCGCCAGCACGTGATGGTGTTCAAGAACGGAGCCGTCGTCGTGACGTTCTCCGGAACGCCGAGCGACTGGCGGGCGATGAAGAACGGCATCGCGAAAGCGAGGCGGTTCGGCTTCAGGTGGCCGCCGAACAGGTAGCCACAAAGGAGCCGGGGACAGACGAATTGTCCCCGGCTCCGGGTCCCATCCTAGAAAGGGAAATGATGAACTTCTACAGCGCAGACATCGAGTTCGACACCACCACGGCGAACCCCGACGACTACATCGCACTCACGGAAAAGCTGGCCGACTACCACCCCGCGGCCGGGCCCTCCCCGCGCGGATGGCTCAGCGTGCAGATCAGCCTGCCGGCAGAGTCGCTGCCGCAGGCCACACAGACGGCACTCGCGCTCGCGAACGCCGCGCTCCCCGGAGTTGCCGTCATCGCCATCCAGATGATGCCGGAGGCGGAGTTCGACGCACGCCAGGGCTTCCAGACGATCCCGGACCTGCTGAGCGTGAGCGAAGCGGCTGAAGTCCTCGGGGTGAGTCGCACCCGCGTGCAGCAGCTGGTCGACGACCACAAGCTGCAGTCGCAGCGGGTAGGGAATGCGATCGTGCTGACCCGGGCAAGCGTCGAGGCTCGGAGGGACAGCGGGATCGCGACCGCGCTTCGGTAGGCGTCTGGTTTGGCGTGTCGTCGGTGGTCCTGTCTACGATCATCACGCGCGGGCCGGCGCGCTCCCCACACTCGAGAGGAGCACCCCGTTGCCGACCGCCACCGACTTCCGCCCCGTGCAGTCTTTGCTGCCTATGGAGTTCATCTTCCCGAAGCCCGGGACGAAGGAGCCGTTCGCGATCATCCGATGGGTGAACGTGCAGCTTGAGGGCGAACCGACGTCGAGGTGGCGGACAGTCACCTGGCACGACGACCCGAAGCGGCGCCGGCTCCTCGGCGACGGCTACTACCGCGAGCTCGAGGACGCCGCCATGGCCTGTCACCGGGCCGCCCTCCATGCCTCCGTGCCGGCCGTGCTTAACAACACCTACCGCGGCGACGGAATGTAGGCACAGGCGAGGGGGTAGCGATGGACTTTTGACTCACCCAAAGGTGGATAGTTTCAGCTTCTCTTCCAGATACGGGGCAAGTGTTAGCGACCACGTGGACGTGAAGTGGCTCGTGTCGCGGTAGATGTTCACGCCTCCCGCCGAGAGTACGCACTCGTCGTCGGGGCAGAAGTACTGGTTCATGTTGATCGCCTCGGCGCCGGGCAGATCGGTTGCTGCTTCGACGATGAGGTCGCGAGACTGGAACACATCAGCGGCCGCAACTGTCCCGCACGATTCGGAGTTCTCGAGGTTGCGCAAGTAGCAGTCGTACGCGGTCTGCGGCAGCAGGGGCGTGTCCTGCATGGCCCACACGGTTGTCCCCCGGTCGAGCAGCGGTTCCCATGCCTCACGGAAGCCCACGACGCCGAGGTCTGGGTCTACTTGCCCTTCGGCGTTCACAAACTGCTCGCCGCCGGCGGAGTACGACGACAGCATGTAGTCGTAGGCCGGCAGGCGTGCGAGCTCGTTCTCGAGCTTCTCGTTCCACACCCGGCACGACTCGACCTCGTCGGCTGGGCCGCTGCGGTCGGTGGTGTTGAACGCACACGCAGCCTTGAAGTAGACGTCGAGCTTCCATCCGCGGTCCTCGGTGAGACTCTGGAGGGCGGGGAACCAGTTGATCGCGTGGGAGTTGCCGATGAGCACGACGGAGGTGTCGGCGTCCTCGGGCCCGTAGGTGCACTTCTTCAGGTCGGTGTCGTCGGGGTCGGTGCGGCACCGGTAGTCGTTCGGTTCCGCGTTGTCCTCGCGTGGGTCGAGCGGGATCGGAGGCGACGGAAGATCGTCATTCACGCAGGGAGCCGCGGTGGATGCGGCTCCGAGGCACGGCACGGCACCAGAAGTGATGGTGTCCGCGTAGGCCTGGTCCGCGTCGAGCTTTGCCTGGGTGATGCCGATCAGGGATGAGGACCCCATCACGACGACGACGAGCGCGGCGACGGGGACGACTGTAGCGACGCGGCGGGCCCGGGGCGTGGCCGCCTGGGAGCGGCGAATTATCGGGTCCTCGACGAACAGTTTCGTTAGCCAGGCGAGCACGATCGCCGCGCCAATTATGAGCACGCCCCACTCGAGTGAGGGTGTCTCTCCCTTTCGGTGCTGGAGGACGAAGATCAGGATCGGCCAGTGCCAGAGATAGATGCCGTAGGAGATGCCGCCGAGCCACACGAGCGGCCGGGTTGCGAGGAGACGTCCTGCCGTGAAGGGTCCGCCTCCGGTGCCACCGACGATCACAAGCAGTGCAGAGAGTGTCGGCCAGAGCGCGGCGTAGCCGGGGAAAACCTGCGACACCTGGAGCAGAAACCCGCAGGTCAGCACGCCGAGCAGGCCGATCCACCCGAGCACGGAGCGGAGCATCTGGGGTATCCGCAACTTCGGAATGATGATGGCGCCGATGCCTCCGAGCGCGAATTCCCACACGCGAGCGAAGGTGCTGTAGTACGCGAATGCCTGGTCGGTGTTGGTGCTGATGACCGAGTAGATCAGCGAGACACCGAACAGGGCAAGAAGGGTGACGAGCACCGTCTTGGTGCGGTTGCGGGCGGCGACCGTCACGAGGCCGATCACGGCGAAGACGACGAGCCAGATGATGTAGAACTGCCCCTGCACCGACATGGCCCAGAAGTTCTGCACCGGGCTGTGGAACGCGTCCTTCGCGAGATAGTCGATCGACTCTGCGGCGAGCAGCCAATTCTCCGAGTACAGCGCGGAGGCGAGTATCTGGCGCATGGTCGGCAGCCACACGTTCGAGGGGAGGAACACGAATGTCGCGGCGGCTACGACGGCAAGCACGACGAGCGAGGCGGGGAGGAGCCGGCGGGCGAGGCGGCCCAGATAGTAACGGGCCCGCACTCGCCCGAACTTGGCGTAGTGGCCGAGGAGTGTGGTGGTGATGAGGTAGCCGGCGACGACGAAGAACACGTCTACACTTCCGGAGACGCGCCCGATCCAGATGTGGAAGACCGCCACTAACAATGCGGCGACGGCCCGGAGGCCTTCGATCTGCATCATTCTTTGCCGCGGAGGAGCCGCGGCGGGACTGCCATTGGTCATAGGTGCGGCCGAGTCCTTCATCGAGCACGAAGCGCAAGACCGCGCGGGATCTATCTCATCACACCAAAGGGGTCTTCTACACCCGTCCTCCCCCGCAGTGGGGGTCTCGACACCTGTCGATAGAGAGTACTGTCGTCCGAGTGCGCGGTCTGACCCGACCTGGGCTGGCACGGAGGAACAACTTGCTAGATCAAGATCCGAAGTTGGATCGCCCGACCAAAGCACCGAAGGTGAAACGACGTGATCGTTGCGTCGAATGTGGTGCCCCCGTACCCCCGGGTGAAGGCTTCCGCATCCTGAAGTCCATCGTGTACTGCTCCGAGGACCATGCGGTTCGTGACCAGGAGAACAATCCGATGTGATCGGCCAAGAGCCCCCGAGCCACGGGGGGGCTGTTAGGTGGGTGTGGCTTGACCAGGGGGCAGCCCTAAGCTGATGCGGTGGGGTACATCTATTATGGCAGTAGCGAGTATCAGGTCGAGGTGGACGATCGCGCGCTCGCGCACCTGAAGATTGCAATCCTCAGCATGCTCCGCTCGGGGCACAGTGTTGCCTTCTCGTTCGAGAACTCGGCGGCCATCGGCGGTGGCCGCGAGACGCTCTGGATCAACCCAACGAGCGATCTCCGGTTCCTCTTCCATGGCAGCCGACCGCCTCGCGTGAACGAGGCATGGGTGAAGGCGATCCTCGAGACAGCCAAGTCCCCCACCGGGATGCGTCTCATGGATGAACCCCCCATGCCGAGGTAAGTCGGATGCTTTACCTCGCTCGCGGCATCGAAGACGATCACTTCTGGGTGGTTCAGGAAATCGAAGGCGTGCTCGTCGAGACGCCGTGGAGAATCGAACACGAATGGGACGGCTACCGGCTCTCCCATGCGGACAGCTTCGAGGAAACGGACCGGGTGTTCGCGCTCGGCGCGTTCAGCCGGCCCGAGGATGCCGTCGACGCGCTCCGCACCATCATCTGAGAACGACGAAAAGAGCCCCCAGCTCGACCGAGGGTGGCCGAGCCGGGGGCTCTGAGGGTCGTGCTGATTAGAGGTTGGGGATGGCGCCGGCCGCGACACCGGGCAGGGTGGTGGGCCAGGGGTCCGGCGTCGTCCACGAGACGAGCGCACGGACTCCCCCCGCGCCGAGCTCCGGCGCGGCTTGTGGAATCGTCCACCCTCCGCCGCCGACATAGAACAGCGCGTGGGAGTAGGGTCCGGACGCCGACTGCACCACGGGGGCGAGGTTGCCGTTGGGTCGGAACCCGACCGGTACGGGCATCGCTGTGGGTGATGTCGCCGCCGCACCGCGGAAGCCTCGGAATGCGCATTCGACCACGGAGCCGATCCGCCGGATATTGAAGCTGTCGCACGCCCAACCATTGGTCACTGTGGTGTTGATCTCCCTCCATCCGCTGTCCCCGTAGAGCAGCTGCTCGCGGTTGTTCACGTCGTCCCACGTGTAGATCGCACGGCCGGCGGTCTGGTCGACGCGCTGCGAGGTGAACGCCCGCCACGGCTGCCACGGGGTGGAGCCCTGGAAGCGGCGCTCGTAGAAGACACGGGCGCCCTGGTCGGCGGCGCCACCGCGAGCGGTGAAGCGCTGGACGATTCCGTTGCCGCCGTCGTTGAACACTTCCAGCGTGCCGGCGAAGCCAGCAGAGGGGTACGCCCTTGCCAGTGTGGCGTCGGCCCCGGTGGGCTGGTAGTAGATACCAGTGACCGTCACGAGATCGAGGTTCACGGTGCCCAGGGAGTTGCCTACGGGCATGAGGCCCTGTTCGCGGGCGTTCACTTCGTCCCACGTGAAGACGTTCGCTCCGGGCTGCCCGGCCGGGCTCACGATGCGCTGCGTCGGAATGACCCGCCACGCCGACCATGCGCTCGTGGACACCAGCATGCGGCGCCGGTAAACCGACCGGGCGGCCGTCGTGTCAGCCGAGGATGTCGGGGTGAACTCCTGAAGTAAGGTGTTCGTCGTGGCGGTCACCTCGAGCACACCGAGCGCCCCGGCGAGGGGATAGTTGCGGGTTAGCGAGTCGGCCGCCGCGGTGGCCTGGTAGTACTGACCCGGCAGGGTGATCGCGTTGAGATCGGTCGTCGCGTTGATCGAGATCACGGTGGGGAGCATCTGCTGCTCGCGAGAGTTGACGTCATCCCAAGTGAGCACTTGCACGCCCGGTTGACCTGCAGCGACGACGATCCGCTGAGCCGAGAAGGACGCCCACGCCGACCACACACCCGCGGCGGTCTGCCGGCGGGTGTAGTAGCCACGCTCGGCAGTCGGGTTGGCGTTGAACAGAATGACTGCTCGTTGCATCACCTGGATGGATGCACCGATCCGGAAGACTTCAAGAATGAGCCCGCCGCCGGCCTTGGGGTAGTTCCGTGCGAGAGTGGCCTCGGCGGAGGTGCCCTGCACGTAGACCCCGGGGGTGGTGACTGCGTTGAGATCTTGCGTCAGCAGGGATGTTCCCGCGAACTGCCCCGCTAGTGCGAGGTCGCGTGCCGTCTCCGCACCCGTGCGCGCGGTCTCAGCACCGGTGCGCGCGGTCTGTGCGCCGCTCTGCGCGGTCTCGGCGGCCGTCTGGGCAGTCTCCGCCCCGGTCCGTGCTGACTCGGCCCCTGAGCGGGCCGTCTGCGCCTGCCCTCGCTGCGTGGCCGCGTCCGCGGCGGCGTCAGCCGCGTCTGTGGCGCGGAGTGCGGCCTGTGCCGCGGAATTTGCCGCATCCACTTTCGACTGGCTTGCCGACGTCGACGAGCTGTCGGCCGCGGTTGCGCTCTCGGCGGCTGCGGCATGGCTTGTCTGCGCAAGCGAAGCGGAGTTGGCCGCTGCGTCGGCGGAAGCGCCGGCCGATCCCGCAGCCGCGGTAGCGGTGTTGCGGGCGGCGATCGCGTCCTGCTCGCTCGACTGCGCGGCAGCAGCAGACGCGCCCGCATTGAAAGCCGACGTACCAGCCTGGGCGGCTGACTCTTCCGCACGGTCAGCGCTGGCAGCTGCAGCCGGAGCGAACGTCGACCACGAGTCGGGCACGAACACCGTCTTACCCACTTGCGAGCCCACGGGTAGGAGCAGGTCGAGGTCGACGACAGAGCCATCTCCCAGAGGCAGAACGAACGGCCCGAGGATCACATCTGTGAGAGCCATACCGGTCTCGTCCATGATGGTGAGCGTGCCGACGTAGCTGTGCGTGTAGCTGTCGGGAACGTCTACCAGGATGCGATCGCCGGTCTCGGCGTCGCGCCACCCGCCCTGGTCGGTGACTGGAAGCTCGAGCACGACACCCACGCCGGCAGCACTGCTGACCGCCCGCACGGCGTCCTTCTCGAACCGGAACCCCGTAGCCTCCCAGATCAAGCTCGTGCTGGCGGTGAGGGCGAGACGGACCTTGACCTGCTGCCCCGACTCAAGAATGGAGGCGCCGCCCACACGGACCTCGCGGGTGTGCACGTACTCGGGAAACGCCATGTTGATTTCCGATCTTGAAGGGGCCTGGACTGGCAGGAGACGAGTGAGGTGTCGGGTCGCTGGCAGGCGCGACGGCTAGGTGTTAGACGGGATTGCCGCAGACCGGCTGAATCAGGTCGGCCGGTGAGCTCACTCCTCACGAGCCCGCGAGGTCGTCCTCCTCCACGCGGGTGACCGGGAGCTCGAGGGCTTGGTGCTCGGCCGTAGTGAGTTCGAGGGAACCGCCACTCTGGACCCGTTCGACGAACGCGAGGAAGACCGTGCGCAGACCGACAAACGCGGTCTTGTATGTGTCCCGATCCTTCTTCGAGTCCTCGGCTTCCTTCTTGGCGATGTCGGCCTTGTCGGAGACTTCCTTGATCTTCAGATTGAATCGCGTCTCCTGGTCAACCTGCTGGCGCCAGATCTCGGCCACCGTGGGGATTTTCGCCTCGAGGGCTCCCCGCCGACGGTTGAACACCGCGAATGCGCCGACGATGATTGCCACGAGCACGGTCCCGAGGAAGGTGAGCAGTGGCGCGAGGTACTCGGTGGGCACTAGCTCTTCTTCTTTCCAGCCTGCGCGGCCAGGTAAAGGAACCGGGCGAGGGGCAGCACGAAGACGAGGCTGATCCCTGCCGCCAGGGCCTGATAGTTCGGGAGAGCAGACACGAAGGCCAGCACGTTGATCGATCCGATGTAGCCGATCGAGAGGACGCACAGCACGCCCACGGACCAGCGTTCGATCCGTTCTCCGCGGGCTCTCGTCACCGAGGCGGCCGACACGGCGCCGGCCACCACCATCAGCGAGCCCCAGATGACGGACCACCCGTGGGGTGCCGTCATGTCGAACGCCGGGATGCCGGCCAGAATGGCCCAGAAACCCCAGTAGACGAACAGAAGGTACTTGATCACGAACGCCCACCGGGGCACGTAGATCGGCGTCCAAGCCCAGTTCCGCACTCGTGATCGCATCGTGACTCCTACAGGTGCTTCGCGCGCCGGCCGACGCTGGTCTGCAGCTTCGTCGTCAGCGACTCACCCGAGGAGGTGGGCCGCGACCAGACGCCGAAGTAGGTGGCGACCGCGATGACGAAGTTTGCGAACAGGCCAAGGAGCAACATCACGAGGTTCAGCGCTGTCCCGGAGACCAGTGCTTCTGCGATGGCGGCGACGAGCGAGGTGAGGAAGGTCAGGCCTGCAAGGAGCACAGCCTTCCGCGCCGGGCTGGTGACCCGAGTCGTGACGATTCCCACGAGCAGAGGCAGGAACACTGCGACCGTGAGCTGCAGCAGGAAGATGACAGTCTGGCTGTCCCAGGTGACCTCGATCACGACAGCACCTCCGCTTTGAGCTCACCCATGTCGACGCCCTCGGCCTCGTACGCGGCGGCCACGGCCGCCATCTGCTTCTTGCGGTTCTCCACGGCGTTGGCAATCCGCTTGTCGAAGTCGGCCCGGTCGACGAGGTTGACCTTGCCGGAGACGAGGCCCATGCGGACGTCGTTCTGCCACTCCTGGTAGGAGCCGTAGACCTTCACGAAGCCCTCGCGTTCGTCGATCGCCGCGCCGACGCCGTTCGGCTTCACCTGGAAGAACGGCACCTTGGCTGCCTCGATCAGGGTGTCGAGGTCCTCCCCGGCCTCGAGCGTGCGCTGTGCGATGAGACGCAGGAGCGGGAGCACCTGGCTGTCGAGGCGCCCGACAACGTTGCTCTGGAGGAACGAGGCCCAGTCACGCTGGCCTCGAAGGATCTGTTCGGTCGTCATGTTGATCTCTCTCTCGTCGGCCTGCTCAGGCGTCTCGATGGGGGTGGCGTTGCCGCCAGCGGTGGTGGTACCGAAGGGCGCTCCGCGCGCGGCCATATAGTCGCGCGGGTTGACGGGGGAATCGGCCCGCGAGGTGTGGGTCTCGAAGTGGAGGTGCACTCCAGTGGAGGCGCCGGTGGTGCCTGCGAGGATCACCATCTGGCCGCGGTTCACCGACTGGCTGCGAGCGACGCCGATCTCCGAGCCGTGGAAGTACTTCGAGCGGGAGCCATCGTCGTGGTCGACGTGGACCGAGTTGCCCTCTCCACCGTTGTAGCCGGCCCAACTAACCGAACCGCGCATGATCGCCCAGACCGGCTGCCCGCCGCGGGCGTAGAGGTCGATGCCTCGGTGCAGCCGCTGGTCGCCGTAGATGGGGTGCTTCCGCCAGCCGAACTCGTCGGTCGATCGGAGTGGACTGATTGGCCAGAGCGGTGTCTCATCCATTGCGCTTCGCCTCCCACTCGGGATCGATCTCCGCGTAGGGCGGCAGGGTGTTGAGGATGCGGCCCTTCGTGGTGTCGACGAGCACCGCGTCGTAGTCGGCCTCGGTGCTGATCGGACGGCCGTCGAGGGTCGTGTAGAGCACCTCGATCGAGACGTGACGGCGGGTGCCTCCGACCTCGCGCGCGAACGAGATGATCTGCTGGTTCTGCGTCTGGCCCTGCTGAAATCCGTCGTCGGTGCCGTTGAGCGCGGGATCGTGGGGCAGGGTGATGCGGTGGCCGGGTTCGGGGATGCTGAGCTTCATGGCGTGCCCTTCGGAGTTGGGGGGGGTGCAGGTGGGTTCACACCGGTACGGGTGTGATCAGGTGGAGGCCGTCCGGGCGGGGCAGGTAGATGGCGTCGATCTTGTACGCGAGCTCGAACGTGGGCGTGACGATGCCCCAGAGGAGCAGCATGAACTCGAGCACGGCCGGCGCATCGAACGTGCCGCCCACCTGAGAGTGGGTCGCGCCGGGCACTGGGACGAGTTTCGAGCTGTCGCCCACCACACCCTTGATGTCGTCCCAGAAAGACAGAGCCGTGATCGGCGGCACTGCGATTGGGTCAGAGGTGCCGTAGACGACGAGCACCTGCTTGCCTGCCCACGCCGACTGCGGGTATCGCTTCGGGTCGTTCGTCGGTGTCGCATCGGACAGCGCCTGGCGTGATGCCAGGAACGCGGCAGACGTCTTATCCGGGTGCACCCAGGTGTCCGAGTCTCCGTCATCCCAGCCGGGCGGGTCGGGGGTGTTGTACCGGCCGGTGAAGTCGAAGTGGTTGCCCTTCACGAAGCCGGTCTGGCCAGGTGTGAGGCGGCCGTTGAACTCGTCGATGATCGAGTAGATGCCCGACATGTCGACGTAGCCGAGCGTCCGCGGTGCGACGTACGGGTCCATGACCGCGAGGTACTTACCCGTCAGGCCGCCCATGGAGCGGCCGAGGGGAATCCAGTCAACGACGTCGAGGTTCGCTGCAACGATCTGAGCCGCCTCGGAGTACGCGACCTTGGCGAAGTCGCGGTTCCAGTGATCCTTACCGAACACGACGCTGGTCTTCGATCCCCGCGCCTGCGCCCAGACACCCTTGTTGTCGATGATGCCGTTCCGTAGCGCCGCGAACACGTTGATGGTGAGGAACGAGTTGTAGTCGCCGCCGGAACCATGCAGGTACATCACAGCGTGAAGACCGGACTTGTTCTTCTCGCTGTCCGCGACCGCCCACTGAACGATGTCGACGCCGTTGGTCTGCTCGTAGACCGTGTACGCGGTACCCGCAGGCGTCGTGCCGGTTTGCACTGCGGTAGCCATCAGACCCCCCGTCGAGCTTTCAGCCACTGCGAGTCGATGCTGATGTCGGAGTTGGCGGGGGCTGCCGGCGGCGCGTAGGCGTACGCGTCGCCGATCATGCCGCCACCCATGGCGAGACCGAGGACGGTGCCGACGTATCCGAAGCGGAAGATCGATGGAATTGGGAGGGTCTGGAAAGCGACATCCTGGTCAAGAGCCAGGTTGCCCTCGAGCCAGACCTGCAGCTTCGACTTCGTCGCGACGAGCACCGCGCTGTGCGGGTTGTTGTCGCTGGAGCCGAAGTTGTAGTTGGTGTTGCCATCGATCGACGCGGCCCACGTCCCCGAAGGGGTGCGCTGGATCGAGTACTTACCCTCGTCGCCCATCGAGTTCGCGTGCTGGTTCAGCGTGCCGGGTTGCGCGCCGGTGAACTGGAAGTTCATACCGAGGACCACACATGCCGGCGACGAGACACTCACGGCCACGCTGTGGCCGGACCGCGAGAGGTAGTTGACTGCCGGGGTGCCGTTCATGGTAGCCAGCGCGGGTGTCTGCGTCGCACCGCTGCCACTGATTGCCCACTGGGTGAGCGTCAGCTTCTGCGGGCCCTGCTCCGGGTACGTCGGCATGGAGGCCCCGGCGGCGAATCCCGTCTTGCGAGGGTCGAGCCACCCGAAGAGGCCCTTGCGGTGCGGCGGCGAGAACGAGAGCGGGTCGAGTGAGATGGCGTAGTAGACATCCCCGCGGCTCGCATCCAGGTAGGTCGGGTACCCGACAGCGGAGAACCATTTGACGGGAGCGGGGGTGTCGGGTCGAGCGGTCGCGATGTTGCCGCCAGCCTTGATCCACACCTCGATGGGAACGAGAGCGGCCACGATCTCCTCGACCAGCGCCGATGTCTCGGTGCTGGTCTTCGTCTCGCGGTTCTTCATGTTCGCCGCGATCGCGTCATCGGTCAGCAGACCGTCGGCGCTCGCGGGGCCCGCGGGCCCCGGGTCGCCCCGGTCGCCCTTATCACCCCTGAGATTTGCGATGGGGAGGTATTTCACCGACACGTCATTCTCCGATCAGCTGGTAGAGGGTCCCGGACACGGGATCGAGCCAGTACGGCGCGGGGACGGACGGCGTATCGGTGGTCACAGCGACGTAGCCACTCGCTCGTGAAGCGGCAAGTATGGAGCTGAGAGAGCCGCCGACGATGGGGATGCGGAGCTTCCCGGGGTACTCGTCCTGACGGTGCAACCCGCCGTCGGGATTCAGCCAGACAATGACGAGCTCGTACCATGCGTCGGGAGTAAGACCCTCGGTGATCGCCAGCGGGACAGAGAAGTCGCCCGAGGAGTCTGGGGTGACGCGCCCGGGCTCGGTCGCGAGGAGCTGGTTGCCGCTTCCGCCAGCTGCGCTGGACGGCCAGAACTCAAGACGTAGCGAGAGCCCGGCAAGCGGTTGCAGACCGAAGTCGCTGACGTTCCCGCTGATCGTGATGGACGAAACCACGGCACCTCCAATGTGCGAAAATGTCTTTACACCCGAGGGGTGAAGTGGCTAGGGTTTCGACATGGCACCGAACCAGCCGAAGACCCCGGTATCGAACTTCCGCATCCCCGCAGAGCTGAAAGAGCGAGCAGCAGCGAAGGCGGCATCCGAGGGAAAGACGCTGACCGACGTGGTGGTTGAGCATCTCCGCGAGTACGCGGACAAGGAACAGGGGAAGAAGTGAAGAAGTTCGCCGCAATCGCTTTCGCTGCGCTGATCGCGATCGGCGCGGCCGGTTGCTCAGACGGCAGCTCCGCGCAGGTGGAAGAAGCGCCGGCCACCGTGGCTGCTACTTCTGCGCCGACCGAGGTCACGCCTGCGCCCGTGACCTCGACTCCCGAAGCGCCTCCCGAGGAGGGCGGCTTCGGGATGGGCGACTACACGCCCGATGAGTTCTTCATCGCGAACATGGATCGCTACTGGCAGGGTGACGCTCGACCCGACGATGAGGCGCTCATCGGTGCCGGCAAGCTCGTGTGCGAGCAGCTGACGGCCGGCACGGCGAAAGACGCGGTCGTCGCCGTGGAGGGCGACGCCCATAACAACGACCGCGTCATCCAAGCCGCTACCCAGGCTTACTGCCCAGACTTCTTCTAGAGCGCGACGTAGATCCGCCCGCTGCCCGCGTCCTGCACGAGCGCGCCGCTCGGCACTCCTGCGATAGGTGCCGTGGGCAGGTTCGGGGCGTAGAGATCGTCTCGGAACACGGCATCACCCACCAGCACCGAAGGCCCCTGGATTGTGGTTCCGGTGCCTTCGACGGAGACCGAGTTGTCTCCGGAGATCAGGGCAGCGTTGCCGAGCGAAATCTGCATCCTCGCGCCGGCGCCACCGTCGAGTGTGGCACCTCCGGAGCTGCCTCGCAGCTGCGCCCCATTGGCGAAGGTCGCGGTGCCATTCTCCAGCACCATGCTGATGCCGCCCTCGAGCGTGATCTTCCCCGCACCGCCCCTCACCTGCAGGTCATTCAGGAGAGTAACGAGGGCGCGGAGAGTCGTCTCTGCTGAGACGTCGAGCGTTCCGGTGATCGATACGGGCCCCTCGAAGGTGCTCGACCCCTTGCTGCGGAAGGGCCCAGTGAGATCGAACGATCCGATCCACTCGAAGACAGCGCCAGCCATTCCTAGCAGCTTGCCGCCGTAGAACTGGAACAGGCCTTCGGTGACTGACGAGTTGCGGGTGGGAGCGTTCCGTTCGAGCGCCGCCACCCGGTCGAAGAGCTCTTGCATCGGGTCGTACGAGTTCAGATTGCGAGTCCGGGTCACTCAGGCCACCTGCACTTCCAGATTCACTTTGTGCTTCGTGGTGTGTGTCACGCCCATGCAGCGGAGGTTGATCCAGCCGGGGTCGATCATCTCGTCGCCCTGCGTGTAGACGCGGATGGGGGACCCCATCTGCAGAGCCGGCATGACGCGCGAGGCGAAGCCGCTCACCTCGAACTGCTTGATCGGCGCCTTGTTGGAATTGACAGCCGCGCGAGCCTGATCCTCTAGCTCGCCTATGTCCTCGATGCGGCCGAACGATTCGGCAATGTCGAGCGAGGGGATTCCTCCAGACTGGGCGACAGTCGCATCGTCCCCCCACGGCCGGTTCTGCTCGGCGCCGTCACCCAGGGCGAAGGTGCCGGTGCGCATCTTGGTGCCAGAGCTGGCCAGCTTCAGACCGAGAGCCGATGGTCGTAGGGCCGCCTTGTTGAGCGTGACGGGCGCCCCGTCCAGGCGCGGGGAATGGTCGGGCGCGATGCGCGTGAGCAGTTCGAGCTTGCCCTCCGCATTCCAGCGCGGTTCGAAGTCGACATCGCCGCCGACGTTCTGCTGGTCAGAGAGCGCCTGCTCGGCCGTCATGAACTTGTAGTTGGGGATCTCCAGGCTGAGGCCGCCTGGCTCGCTGGTCGCGGGCAGGACGTTCAGCAGATCCCAGACCTGCGAGTAGTTGCCCTTCGTCGAGCGGTAGAGGATCTGGTACATGAGACCGCGGCGGGATTGCCCGACGCACGTGAGGGTGCCGAAGCCGTAACCTCCGACAGGGAACAGGAGCCGGCGACGGAGGATGGCGCGGAACTCGACGGTCTTGACGTCGATCACGCCACGGTCAGAGTCCCACTCCCAGTCCGTGATGAAGCCGGCGTACTTCGGTACGCCGTTCCAGCATTTCACGACGATGTTGCGCCACTCGGCGAACAGATCTTGGTTCTGCTCGCGCGTGCCCCTCTGCCACCGGAGGAGGAACGAGTGCCGCCCCGACCCGGCCTCGTTGAGGCGATGAGTCGAGGAGTCATTGAGAGCGCGGAGGCGTCGCCTCTTGTGCCCGTCTGAGGCAGCGACGATCCACCACGACCACATCAGATGTACGCCGAGTAGTTCGTAACGGTCATCATGGCGTCGTTTCCGTTCGGGTCGAAGCTGATGGAGGTTCCCTGGCCGGGCGGGCAGGCGAATGGCTCTGCCTCGACGAGGCCGTCGAGGATGAGTTGCCCGTCGATGATGAGGTCGCCGCTCTCGATGTCGAGCGTGTGTGGGTGGCCGGCGACGAGGTCCCGGGACACCAGCCACTTGCGCCCCTCGGGGCCATAGACGGCGTAGTCGTTCGAGCCGCTTCCGCTGACCTGGATGGTGGGGGAGCTGGGGAATGTGCCCCAGTTGACGATCTCCACGGCGTAGCCCGCAATGGACTCTTTGTGGCCAAAGATGCGGGGGTCGGGGCACCGCAGCTCGAGTTCGAAGTCGGCACGGTTGCGGAATGTCGTTTCGAACTTGGGTGTGCCGTGCAGGCGCGCCCTCGCCCAACGCTGTTCACCCTGTTCGGTGACGACCACCGGGCCGCGCCCACCATCAGCGAGCACCGAGGCGAGCTGGTCGCCGAATCGGTTCAGTTGCCTGTCCGATTCGGCGACCACGTACCCGCTGAGCTCGATCGTGCGCCGGCCGCGGAACACGGGGAGGTCGTACTCCCCGTGCCCGTCTTCAACCTCGATCGTCTCGGCACGAACGCCAACGCTTCCCGGCTTCCACCCGGTCAGCTTCTCGAGGTTGAAGCCCTGCGAGAACGCCGGCCACGAGACGGCCCGCAGCTGGCGATTCACGTCGACGACGACCGGCTGCATCAGTTCCCCTGTCGCTCGATTGCCTTGCTGATTTCCTTGCCCGCAGCGCGAGCGATCTCCCACGGGTCTGGTTGCCCGTCGACGACGACGCTCACGCTCGGCGCGTAGGTGTTGCCACCGCTCGACGTCGTGATGACGTCGCCGCCACGGCCGCCGTCAGCGAACGCTTGCGCACCCGCCGGCACCAGAGCGAGACCGAACTCGGCCGCCGCAGCCGCCAGCACTTGAGTGGAACGGCCCCGCTTTGCTGGGTGCGCGGGGATGTAGTACTCCCCACCCGTTTCCGGTTCCGCCCACACGCGCGTCGTGCCCGCCTTCGCGAACTGCGCGACGTGGTTCTCGTACCCGCCATCGGCGTAGAAGTTGACCTTCCCGCCCTCAGCCTGAGCGAGCTGCGCCTGCGCCTGCGCCGTATAGCGCGCCGCAGACGCGGCCAGGCCCCGGTCGCCGCCAGACGTCTCGAGGAACAGCTGGGCCGTGATCTGGACCCCGTTGTACTTCGCGATGAACGCGTCCGCTGCGGAGGACGCTGCCGCAGTCTCGGCGATGATCTGCCACTCAGTCTCTGAAGGGATCTGAGCGATCTTGTCGGCGAGAGCCGTTGCTTGCTCCGCGTTGTAGCCGAGGTCCATGGCGCGATCGATGACGGCCTGCCGGGAAGCCTCCAACGATTCGCGGTACAGCTGGGTGTTGCCGTCGAGAGCGAACTGCGCCTCGGCCGCCACGCGCCCGGCCTCCGCCATGTCGAGCACCATTTGCATGTTGTCGCGACCGGCCTGCGTGTTCTGGTCGAGCGTGAGCGAGTAGTCAGCCACACCATCGTTGTTCGCGTCGATGCCCTCCCGGGCGCCCTGAATTACCGCGTTGAGCTCATCCATCGAGTTGCGGTAGTCGATGTTTTTCGAGATCGCGTCCTGGCCCGCGTCGTTGGACTCGTTGATGATGTTGATCAGATCCGTCAGGGAGCTCAGCAGATCGTCGGCCCCGCCGGCCGCCTCGATGTACGCATCAGCCGCGGTCGAGGTCGACTCGGCGTTCGCGTCTGTGGCGGCCGCGGTGCCCTCGGTCGCCGCCTTGAGGTTCTCGTGCGAGGTCTGAGCGAGATCCAGCGAATCTCGGACCTCTCCGATGGACTGCGAGGCGTTGCCCGCCGCGATGCCTGTGCCGTCGAAGAAGGATGCGATCGTGTTCTCCGCGCCCAGCTTCTTCTTCACAGCATCGAGCGCGTCACCACCCTCGATGACCGCGTCCGTGAGCTCCTTCTGGCTGATGCCCGCGGCGCGCATCGCGTTGCCGTAGGCACCCTTCGTCTCAAGCAGGTTCGCGACGGTGGCGCGGGTGTTCGCAGTGAACGCGCCCGTCTGCTCGTCGAGGGTCGAAGCTAGCTCCTGAGCGCCGGCCTTCACATCGGCCTGGCGTGCCAGGAACATGCCGAAAACGATCGCGGCGCCGGCGACTGCTGCAGCGACCGCACCCACCGCGATGGTGGTCTTCGGCATCTGAGTAACCAGCGTGGACATGGCGGCGCGGAACTCGATGATCTTGGGGATCGTGACGAGCATCGCGCCGCCTGCGATTGCGACGATTGCAGCGAAGGCACCCACCAGGAACGTTCCCTGCTGGACGCTGTCGGGCAGTTCGCCGTACCAGTCGACGAGGGAGGTGAGGATCTGAACCATCTCGCGGAGGGCACCATTCGCGCCCTCACCGGTCTGGATGAGGGCCGAGTCGAAGGCCCCACCGAGTCGCTCGACGTCGCCGATGAGGTTGTCGGTGAGCTGCCACGCCTGGTGCGCAGCGAAGCCCTGAGCTGTGACAGCGCCGGTGTACTCGTTGACCGCTTCGGCGCCGCCCTTGTAAAGGATGCGTGCCGCTGTGATCTGCTCGTTGCCGAACAGGATACCGAGCGACGCGTCTCGCTGCTGGTCGCTCATCCCCTTGTAGGCGCCTTGGAGCTGCGCTGCCGCATTCTCCATGCCCAGGAACTTGCCCTGGTTGTCGTAGAGCGTGATTCCGAGCCGAGAGATCTCGTCTCGAGCGATCTTGGATGGGGAGGTCAGCGATCCGAGCATGCCCCGGAACGCGGTGCCGGCCTGCTCGCCGATGATGCCCTGATCCGCGAACAGCGCCAGCACGCCGACGGTCTCTTCGAGCGAGATGCCCATCGCGGACGCGATCGGACCCACGAACTTGAGGCCGTTGGCGAGGTCATCGACAGACCCCACAGCCTTACCTGCACCAGCGGAGAGTGTATCGGCGACTCGGGCAGTCTGGGTGCCGTCAAGGTTGAACTGCTTCAGGGTGATCGCCGCGATCTCGGCGGCGCGGGCGACGTCGAGCTCACCCGCCGCGGCGAGCGACAGGGAGCCGGTGAGTCCGCCCGTGAGGATGTTCTTGACCGACAGGCCCGCCTTGGCGAGCTCCGTCTGCGCACCCGCCGCTTCCGTTGCGGAGAAGACGGTGTCCGCGCCCGCATCGATCGCCGCTTCGGAGAGCTCGCGCTGCTCATCCGCTGCAGCCGAGGTGGCCGCAGCGGTGCGCGACATGGCCGCGTCGAACTGCGAGTAGCTTGCGACCGCGAGACCGCCGACGATCGCAATAGCGGCACCGATACCGAGGGCGGCGGTGCCGACCTTAGAGGCAGCCCTCTGCCCATCTTCGGAGAGCCCGGTCACTTCCTGTCGCAGCGACCGGGTGGACTCGCTTGCGCCGTCGAGTCCGGCGCGCGCTCCCCGCGCCCGGCGGCCGAGGTTCTCGACAGCGCCGCCGGCCTGTGTCGACTGCTCTGCCGATTCATCTGCCGCCTGAGCGAGGTTGTCTACGGCCTGCTCAGCTTCGGCGGCGTCCCGTCGGAACAGGTCGGCGCCCTGCATCAGAATCTGGTAGACGATTCGACCTGTGTTCAAGTGCCCTCACCTCTTTCCGCAGCCAAGTGCCTTCGACGTTGAGCGTCCGGTCGATTGCGGAACGGATGAAGTGCCACGTGCGGTGGTCGAGTGCCCAGTCGAGATCCCGGATGAGGTTCGTCTGCAGCAGATCTAGCTCGACCTCATGCCGCAGCTGCGGCATGACTGCCGCCCACAACTGCGCAACCGTGAGACCTACTGGCGCTTCTTGCTGGGCTTTCTGGAGCGCCTGTTCGCGGGCAGCTTCTCGATCGTCGAACCAGCCGTCGGGGAAGTTGTAGGCGACGTACTCGCCTGTGACCGGATCAGGGTCTCCAACGCCGAACTGGGAGATGTCGTCAGTGGTGAGATCCCCAAAGTTTGGACCAGAGACCCGAGCGTTTTTACCCCTCCGGCGAAGCCTCCACCTGCCTCGACGTAGGCGTTGACACCGGCGATGCCGAGGACGGTCTGCCAGAAGAACGCCGCGTGTAGCACGTCCTGGCCAGCTGCCTGAGAGAGGGTGTCCTCGCAGCGGTTGTACACGAGCTGCTCTGCTTCTGGGAGCGGGACGAGCTTGGTGCGTTCGTCGTCAGCCCATCGGCCGCCGTCGAGAGCGATGCGGAAGACGTCTTCCATGTTCTCGGGGTGGAGCTCCCGCGCCATGGTGCGCAGATAGATGTCGGTGAGGGCCTTGCCCATGCGCCCGGGGAGGGGTCGAATCACGAATGGTGCTTCGATCCCCTCCACGGTGATCGCCAGATTGAGCCCCTGCTGCTCGGCGGTGATCATGATGCGTGTCAGCTCCTCGTGTAGTTGACCGGCTCACTGATGCCGACAGCGTTCGTGAGACGCACCGGCTGTGCGCCGGCGGTGCCGGTCGGCAGTTCGAGGACGACGGTGAACTGGTCGACCGGCACGATCTCGGTGGCAGCGACTCCGCCGATGGTCGCGGCCGTGATGGCCGTCAGGTGGTAGCCCTTGACGACGATGGACGCGCCAGCGCCCTTGCCGTTCGGGGTGGGGATCGACTCGATGATCGGCGCGCCGTCGTTGTCGATCGGGGAGTCGATGTCATCGACGACGCCGTCCGAGGTGAGGGTGACGGTGTAGCCGGCCTTCTCGTTGTAGGCGTTGAACTGGTCGACGACGGCGACGTTGAAGGTGCCTTCGTGGGCCGGCAGCGCCGGGTCGTAGGCGTCGAACCACTGGAAGTCGGTCTTGTTCTGGCCGCCCGTGCGGTTCGCGATGTTCACCAGCTCGACGAGCCACGCCTGGGCCGCGGCGACGGCCTTCGTGATCGGGTTGCGCACGAGCTCGACGTTGAAGGTGATGACCCAGGAGTCACCGATCTTCTCGACGGCCGGGCGGCCCTTGTTGCCGTACACCTCGCGCTGCTGCGTGATCGGGGTCGGCACGGGGTTGAAGTTGTTCGCGTCGCCGAGGATGGTCTCGAACACGCCGTTGCGCTTCATGCGCAGGATGCGCTCATACGCGTTACCGAGGGTGCCGTCCGTGGCGACCATCGAATCGATGATGGTGGGGTCCGTCATCTTGTCCTCATTTCGGTGATGGTTGGCGCCGCCTGGGCGGCTTGGTATCCCGGGTTCGGGAGTCTCAGACGACCTGGCGGCCGTAGAAGTCGAAGGTGATGAACGAACCGACGCGACCTTGGGTGTCGGCGCTCACGATGAGCGCGCGGGCAAGCCGGATCTCGCGGAAGGTGAGCGGGCCGAGAGTGACCTGCCGGCGTCCGTGGTAGGCGTCGCGGAGCGCTTCGAAGCGGTTCTCGGCGTCGGTGCGCCCACCAGGGAGGCGGTCGGTGAGCTGCACCGGTGTGACCCGGTTGGCGCGGTTGCCGTCCTCGAAGGGCAGCAGAGTGGTGAGCACGAGCGCGCGGTCGAACGTGGTGGGCATGTCGGGCCCGTTCGTGCGAATGCCAGCCAGCTCGGCGGTATCGGCCTTGGTGTACGCACCCTCCGGCTTGTAGACGCCGAACCCGCGCTCCGCGAGATCAGCGGCAAGCGCCTTCTTCAGGACCACCGGGTAGGAGTCAGCCACCGTTTCCCGCCCTCCGGATGATGCCCACGATCTCGTCCCTGTTCTGCTGTGCAGGGTCGGAGAGGTAGTGCGACTTGCGGCCGTTCTGGAAGTTCGAGTCGCCGTTGTACTTGCGGCCGAGGGAGTCGACGAGGGGCTGATCTTCGTGCCAGCGCGCCGCGTAGGGGGTGTCGAAGACGACCTCTGCGGCGTCATCCACATCCGTGGCTGGGTCGACGTGTCCGGACGCTACGAGCGTCCCCTCGTCGTCCATCGGGGCCTCAGCGGACGCCTTGGCGAGCAAGAACTCGGCAGCCTTGTTCTGTCCGTCGACGAGCCGCATCAGGATGCCGTCGGTGACCTCCCCGATGGAGACAGTGTGCTGGGCGCGACCTCGGTAACCCATGGTGGCCTCCTACTCCAAGAACAGCTCGACGTGGCTTGGGGTGCCCTCGTAGTCGAAGTAGGCCGAGTCAATGACCTCGCTTGAGCGCTCGCGCGGAGTGCCCGCCCACACCTTCACCAGCGACCGGGGCATGGTGTCGTCTTCGAGGAGCAGCACGACGAACGTCGTTGATGTGACTTCAGTGCCGAAGGTGGGCGACGTCGAGCGGCGGTCGACCACGAGGCGAGTCTTCTGCTCGACGTATGCGGGCCGGTTGGTGCGCGGTTCGCCCCAGGTCTCACCGTCGGCGCCTTCGCCCGCGAGCGGTGTGATGGTGACGCGGTGGCGCAGGTGCTTGGCCTTGAGCTTCCGTGCCATCAGTACCCCGGTCCCGAGGAGAGACCGAGGTTGTCGATGATCGTGACGGCCTTCTCCCCGATGCGCTTGATGAGCTTGTCGCGGGCGGTGTCACTGTCCGCGCCGCTCGAAGTGGTGCCGAGGGACACAGAGCCGATCCTGACCGCGCCGGCATGCGCGTCGGCACCAGTGTGGTCGCCGGTCTCTTCCCAATACTCGACGATCGCGCAGGTGGCTTCTTCGAAGCCTTCTGCGATGTTCGCGTCGGTGGGGTAGCCGTCCTCGTCCACGGAGTACCTGGCCATCCGCACCATCTTCTCGACCTCGATCGAAGCTGAGCGGAGCCGCTTGTTCAGGCGCGCGTTGTCGTCGCCGGCATCTTCGAACGCGTCCTCGGCTAGCCTCCCGTACCTCGTCGCGGTGGCGTACACGCGCATGGCCATGAGTCAGCTCCCGTTGATGTGCTGTGGTGCCGTGAAGAACACGGTCCCGTCGTCGATGAGGATCGGGGTGTCGTCGAGCTTGATGTCTCGGCCGCCAGCGGTGGACAGCCACAGCTCGTAGCCGTCCTCGCGGCCGGCGAGCTTCAGCAGCTCCGTCGGGCTCACCGGCGCTTCGGGCGGAAGCGTGTACGTCGACCGGTCGATCTGGATCTCGATCGACTTAGGGGCCTCGCCCTCCGCCTGCTCAGCGACGACCACGGCGAACTCCTGAAGTTCGTCGGCGTCGACGCCGTCGAGCTCCCCGATTGCGGAGCCCTCTGTGACGAGCTTGCGGTGGGCGAGCACGCCCTCGATGTGTTCGAGCAGCTGAGCCTTCCGGCCGCGCGCGACCTCGGCCGGCACGTCGACCGCGTTGTCCGAGGCGACCTTCAGCAGTTCCTTAATCGTGAGCGCCGACAGCGGAATGTTCACGTTGACGTTGGCTGCGAGCTCGTCGATGTCGTAGTCGATGCCGTACCCGTGCTTGACGTAGAAGTCGTGGAGGATCGGCTTGTCGGTGAGGTCGACCTCCGCGACGCCGTCCCGGAAGACGACGCCGCCGACGCCGGGCCGTGTGCGGCCGAGCTGCGGGTTGGGATGGGTGATGCGTGCCATGGGTGAACCTCCGTGCGTTAGGTTTGCTGCCCACCGAGGATTCGAACCCCGATCGCCTGATCCAGAATCGGGCGTGCTGCCGGTTGCACCAGCGGGCAAGGTGGGTGCCGTCCGGGCGGGCTCCGGTGAAGCGCGCGCCCGGACGGCGAGGGTGCAGGGCTACTGCTTGGGGGTGGCGACCTTCTCGAAGACGTCGTCGTGGAGCTCGGCGCCGTCGAGGTCGATCTCTTCGCGTCGGGCGTAGGCCTTCAGCTGCAGGATCGTCCAGTCGGCGGCCGGGTCGCCGGCGGGCGCGATGCCCGCCTTCTCGATGACCTCGAGGTACTCGCCCTTGTTCTTGGCGTCCCCCAGGTCGATCCGCTCGCGGTTGGCGAACGCCTTGACCGCGGCGGCGGACCACTTGTCAGTGGGCTCGCCGTCCGGGATCTCGGTCTCCGCCTCAGGGGTGCCGCCGTCGCCTTCCGGCTTCGGGGCACCCGCCTCGAGCGCCTCGGCCTGACGGCGGGCCGCCTCCTCCTGAGAGATGATCTCGGAGGGTGCGGAGAAGCCGGCGCCGGCCGACACGAGCGGCGGGTTGCCGCCGGTGATCGGGTCGAGGTTGACCGGGCCTGCGACAGGGATCGGGCTGGGCAGCTGGATCATCGAGTCGCCGGTGAAGACGGGGGCCTCGGGGGCCTCCGTCTCAGCGTCTTCGACGATCCACCGTGCCAGGCCGTCGAGGTGATCGAGTCGCTCATCGGACTCGATCACCTGGCCGTCCTCCGTGGAGGTGTACGTGAACCGTGCCGTCATCAGCTGACCCGGTTCGGGCCCTTGAGGAGCACCGCGCGCAGCGGGTCGAGGAGCTTCACTCCGAAGAGGAAGTCGACCGACACCACCTGCTGCTTGTACTTCTGGTCGTAGCCACGCAGGACGCGCAGCGACAGACCCTTGAAGTTGCGGACGGCCGCGTCCACACCCGAACCTGCCGGGGGCAGCTCGAGCGGCGCCGACGCGAGGGCGAGGGCGCTCTTGTGGAACGCGACCCCGATCTCGGTCGTGGGCGCGCCGATGGCCGGGGCGGACGCCGGCTGGCCGACGTTGCCGGTCTGGAAGGTGTCGAACCCGAAGAGGTTCTTGCCGATGGACCCCTCACGGAGCGCCTCGGTTGACCCCGACTTGTCGGCGTGCTTCAGCAGCTCGGTGTTCAGCCACCGCGACGCCATGGTGGGGCCGACGACTGCGTAGCGGTCGCGCAGCGGGACCTTGTTGACGTCGAGCTGCCGCTTGGCCTCGATCAGCACCTCGGGCTTGTCCCAGGTCTGGCCGAGGGTGTCGGCGTTCGTGTGGGTGCCCGCGACCTGGGTGATGCCGGAGCGGAGCGCGAGGATCGCGAGGTCGACGTACTGGACGATCGCCTCACACGCGGGGGTGAGAAGGCGCTCGTCGAAGTCGTCGATCTTGAGGGTCATGTCCTCGTCGGTGACGGCGAACGAGACGTCCGGGATCTTGTCGAGCTTGACGGGGATCGAGTCCTCCGTCGCATCCTGCAGCTGGATGCCGTTCGCGCGGTTGAAGAGCTGCGCGGTGAACGTGGCGGGCTTGCGGATGTTGATGGTGTCGCCGAGCTTCTTCGTCGCGAGCTCCGCACCGTAGTCGGTGTGGACGAGCTCGCCGAGGAAGGTCGACTCGTACAGCGTCGCCATCGCCTGGTCGGCGATGGCGGACGCCGTGAGGAAGGTGTTGACCATGAGGGTGGCCTCTCTGCCGGGCTACTGGCCGCGGCGCTTTCGACGATCTGCGATGAGCTCGTCGATGGACTTGGGTCCGCCCGGGTTCGGGCTTCCCGCTGGGGGTGCATCCCCGCCGCTGCGCCCGGCCACCTGGACTTCGCGCAGTTTGGGGTTCTTCTCGATCTCGGCCTTGACGATCGCTGCCACCTGGGCGGCGTAGTCGTCAGCGGCGGGGTCGATGTCCTTGAGCGCGCCCTCCGAGAGGAGGACTGCGCGGACGAGGGCGGTGTCGCCCCCGTTGGCCTTGGCGGCGCCTTCGATGGCGTTCCGCTCCTTAGTGGCGCGACGTTCGGCCGCGAGCGTGTCTCGCTCCGAGGCGAGGGTGTCGCGCTCCGCCTGGAGCTCGGCGATGATCTCCTCGGGCGTCTTCTCACCTTCGCCTTCGAGGACACCGAGCTTCTTCGCGAGCTCAGTCGCCCACGCCTTCTGCCCGTTCGCGAGAGCCTCGTCGATCTGCTTCTGCACCTTGTCGCGGTTCTCGACGCGCAGTGCGGCAGCTTCCTCGCGGGCCTTCTTCAGCGACTTCTTCGCCCACTCGGGGAGCGCGTCCTCGTCCTCACCCTCCGGCTTGCCGGGCGGGGGCCCGGGCTTCGGTGGCTCGTTGCCGGGCGGCGGATCGGCCGGGGGATCGGTGGGCGGGTCGCCGCCATCGTTCGGCGGGGCCTCGGGCGCGAAGAAGCGCACGCCCATGAGGTCGAGCTTGGAGCGGGCCGGGGGGCCGTAGGTGCACTCGGTGGTGCTGTTTGTGGTGGACACGGTTTCTCCTTCGCGGCGCCTGGCCGCTGTCGGTGCATCCACCCCTGTGGTGGACGTAGGGCCTCACGCCGCGAGGTTCACAGGGCCCGCGCGGCGTGAGAGTCTTGGGGAATGGGGGAAGAGCCACTAACGATCGATCCGAATGTGTGGCTGCCCGTGGCGGTCGCGCTCATCGCAGCAGTTGCCTCAGTCGTCGCGGCCGTCGCCAGCGGGAGGGCCGAACCACGCAATGCCAGGCTGCTGAACTCGCTGAACGAAGCGATCGGTAGCATGCAAGCCGAGACGTCTGCTTCCGCCACGCTTCCCGGCCTCATTGCGGCGCGAGACGATGTGGCGAGTCGCCTGAGCCGTCAAGTCACCAGGCGTTGGCGGCGGACAGCGCTCTGGACAGTCGCCGTCGTTGCCGTGCTCTGCGCAATAGCGGCGATCATCTTCGTGGCGGCCACTGTTCCGCCGAGCCCCGCCGAGCCGACCTCTCCGCCAGAAGGCTTAGGCGCCTGGAGTCTTGTGATCGGTGGTGGTATCGGGCTCGTAGTCGCGTTCCTCGTTACCCTTGGGGGATACATCACCGGAGGTCGCAGCCTGCGGCGAGCTTCCTCTAGGCGCTAGCCCTAGCCGTCTGCGAAGGCGAGCTGTTCGCGCTTCGAGTTCCGCTTCCGGCCTGTCGCGGCAAGGTGCTCGCGGAGTTTCGCCTGTGCGGCCTTGATGTCCTGGCGGGCCTCGCGCTCGGCGGCCGGCGTGGCCGCGACGGACAGGTCGCGTTTCGCGGCCCGGATCTCGACCTCGATTGCTCGCTGCCGCTCGCGCGCCTTCTCGGCGGACTCGTCGTACTTGAACCCGGCCTGCGGATTCTTGAAGCCGGGGATGACAGCTACAAACTTGTGTGTGCAGTTCGGGTGGCCGAGCCCGGCCGCGCGCGCCTGATCGACAGTGCCGTCGATGCGGATCGTGACGCTGCCCTCCTGCGAGGAGTGGGGCAGCACCACGGTGCCGGTCGTTCCGTCCGTGGAGAGCGTCTTCCCCACCCATGGGGCGCAACGTGCGCAGGACGACAGCGAACCGACCGGGGTCACGAGGTTCAACCCGGTCTGCTGCATCCGCCACATGCCGGCGTCGTTGAACGCGCGCGCCACTGAGGTGCGGCCGGCCATCTCCGCGTACGAGCCGATGCGCCAGTTGCGGCCGCTCTCGTCCTGGAAGCCGGTGATGCCCTCGGCGAGGAACCGCTGCACGGTCTCGCGCTGAGCGAGGGTCTGCGTCGTCGCGCCGAGGATCACGTTCGGGGAGGTCATCGACACGATTCGCTGGTAGGCGTCGGTCGGGAAGCGGGTTATGCGCAGGTGCAGATCCTCGAGGCGGGACTGCAGCGACAGCGCGACCTCGGCGACGGCTTGGTTCGCGCTGCCGGTGAGGGTGGTGGTGCGGGGCAGCTTCTTCGCCATGCCCAGGCGGGCGGCGGCCTCAGCCTCTCCACGCTCAGATGCGGTGTCGATGATCTCCTGGGCGAGGTTCTCGTCGCGGACGCGGCCGACAACCTGCAGCGCCTTCGCGTGAAGATCGCGGAGCGTCTGGGCGCGGTGGCCGGCAAGCTCGGCGAGCTGCCGGTTTCGGTTGATGGCGTAGCGGAGCCCGGCCCGGTCGGCTTCCTGAGCGACGCGGAGCGCCTCCTGCAGGTTCAGATCCCGGTAGGCGCGCTGTGCGATCTCTCGGATCAGCTCATCTTCGGCGCCCTGATAACGCTCAGCGAGGACGCGGCCGAGGTCGTCGATGAGGTCGTCGGCGCTGATCTGAGTGTCGGCGACGTAGAGGACCACGGGGCGACCTCCGGAGGGGGTGTGTGGGCGGTGCGCAGGTGCGCCTCGTGGCAGGAGTCACAGAACCACGATGTTGGGCGTCCTTCTCAGACGTTGACGCACCACCCGACACGTTGTGGGGTCACCCGAAGAGGTAGGCGACGAGGTCGGGGTTGTTGGCGAAGACATCCATGAGCGGCGCTTCGTACATCCGGATGATGCGTTCCTCGCGCTCGCTCGCGTTCTCTCCGAGGTCGAGCCAGCTGGGCGACCCCATCGCTGTCTCGCACAGTGCGTGCATCACCTCGTGCAGAAGCGTCATCCGCTCGACCTCGATGGTCTGCACCGGGTTGAGGTAGATCGTCGCTTCCCGGTGCCGGGTGTGCCCGTACGCGCCGGAGTTCTGCGTCTCGTTTTCGATGCGCATGAACTCGTCCGGGTTGCTGGTGACCCGGTACGGAACAGTGCCGATCCGAACTGATGCGGGGTGCTGGTCGCTCACTTCCGCCTCCGCTTCTTCTGCTGTGCCCGCCCGCGGGCCTTCTTCGACTCCGGCAGAGTCGGCATGATTTCGAACCACGTCGGGCCGCGGTGACGCCGGTGGGTGTTCGGTGACGCCCAGATGAGCAGCACCGAGATGATGAAACAGACCAGCCACAGCGCGGCTGACGTCCCGGGTATCACCGAGACGCCTTCCACTCGACGAAACGTCCGATGACGTTCCACCATGCGGGCCGCAATGCGCACGGGCCAACGTGGTGGGAGGGGCGGGAACACCACCAGAACGGCGCCCATTGGTTCGCGGTGCAGCGTTCATTCATCGGGGCCCCTCCTGTTCGTCCTGCTTCACTTCGACTCGGGCGGCCTGCCACGCGGCCCAGTGACCGGATACGAGAGCCCACAGCGAGAGGGCGGTCACGTACTGCGTGAGCGACGCGAGACCCGTGAGAAACGAGACGGGGATCATGACGATCCAGGCGAGCGCCAGCCACCCGTTGATGCGACGCATGAAGACGGGGTCACCCTGCACAACTGCCCACAGCGACTTGATCATCGGCGCGTCAACCTGAACTCTCGACCTGCAGCGCAGCTTCCCGCAGTGCACGCGCAATCTCAGCCCGATACCCGCCGACGCGAAGCGTGGCGGCTACAGTCGTCTTTCGCGAATCGTCCGCGCTCACCGATTCGACCTTCAGATGCCGCTCGATCTGGAAATGCGCGATGATCGTTGGCTTCGCTCCCTCGATCGAGATGAGCAGCTCACACTTGAGCGGTTTCAGTGCGGCCATGGCGGCTTCCTTCCGGTTAGGCCTGCCGCTCCGGCCACCATCGACGCGGGTCAGGCGCGCTTGGCAGGGTGCACGACAGGGCTTGATCAGACGAGGCCGACGAACTCGGGGAACCCCGACCACTTCGCCAGTTGGTAGCAGGTCGCCGTCGGCGCGTCCGGGTCGTCGCAGTAGTACGCGGTCACCCCGCGGACGGTGTGCGACGCCGGCGACGTGACCCGCTCGGCACCGCACCGTGCACAACAGCGCACGACTACACCTCAGGCGGGTCGAGCGGATCGGTGTCATCCGCTCCCGGATCGGTCAACTGCTCGCGGGCGTCGCCGCCATCGAACGTCGTCGGGTCCGGCGCGGTGCCGATACCCCGCTCGCGGCGGATCTCGTCGGCCTCCTCGCGAGCTTCCTTGTCGTCGAGCTCCGGCTGCGCCTTCCGCACCTTCCGGTACGTGGAGATCGCGCCGCCAGCGTCGAGCATCTGCACCGTCTGTGCGCGCACAAGCGGGTCGATCTGCGACACCTCAGCGAACTCGATGTCGGGCAGTTCGTTGATGATCTGCCCGCCCTTCCCGGGGAACACGAGCGAGTCGATCGCCAGCGCCGTGCGCGACAGGCGGCCGAGCGCGGGACGCACGTACAGGGCCTTCTTGTCGCGGGTGCGCTCCGAGTCGCGGAAGTCGGCGTTCACCTCGGTGGCCGTCTTGACGCTACCGCTGCCCTGGATGCCCAGGTGTGCGGGTGAGTAACCGATGCGCTGTGCGATCTCCCGCTTCAGCGCGACGATGCCCTCGAGGTGCTCGGTGACGCGGATCTCGAACTGCGAGATCGTGATCGCGCCGCCCTTGCCGTCGTCGACGAGACCGCCGACGGGGGAGTACACCTGCCGGGCCATGTCGAACTGTGCGCCGGCGCCGGGCCCGTTGAGCTTCAGGTACGACTCGGGGACGGTGAGGCGGCCCATGCCGTTGTCGAAGTCGCGCATCAGCGACGACCACAGCGAGTTGATGCGCTCGAACAGCGGCTCCAGCTGGAAGAAGTCCGACCGGCCGAGGTTGGCGAGCAGCCCCTTCTTGTCCCAGATCGGGTTGGGCAGCATGTTCGGGAAGTACTCGACGGCGAGCCACGGCACACCGGTCGCGACAACCACGTCGAGGGACTCAGCCTCAGGCAGTCGCTCGGCGTCCGTGACGTCGACGATCTTGAGGTAGTGCGCGGTGTCATCGATGGTGTCGAGCGAAACCTGGCGGCCCTGGTCGACGTCGGTGCCCTTGAACAGGGAGTACTTGATCTGCCCGGGGGTGTGCCGCTCGAGGAGCCGGTAAACGTCCTCGTCTTTCGTGTAGTCGGTCCAGAGGGTGACCGCGGAGAGGATGCCGTGCTTGAACTCGGGCATGGCGCAGTCGGCGCGGTACGCCCGGAACCAGACGTGCTCGCGCAGAGACGTGTCCCACACCACGGCGAGGTAGGCGCCGCCGTGTGCGGACGCGTACTCGCCCGAGCGCAGCAGCTCAGCGTGGCCCTCATCGGAGGACACGATCATTTCGAGTCGCTCCTGAGCCGCCTTCCGCTCCGGAGCCGCCGGCCGGTCGGCTGTGTCCTGCGAATCCGGGAGGGTGATCTTCGGTGCCTCAGCGAACAGCAGGTCCGCGGACAGCATGGCAAGGTCGCCCGCGACGGGGATGTGCAGCTCCGAACGGTTCTCGCCCGAATTTGAACGGATCGGGCGGGTGATGTACGAGCCGGACGAGTACTGCACACCGCCAGCCACCGACGTGGGTGTGCCGGTCCCGCCCGGCAGCATCCCAATCTGACCGGTGTACCAGGCGTCGTAGATCCCGAGCTGGCGGAGAGCCTCGTCGTACGGGGCGGGCGGGAACGCGGCCATGCGAGCTCCCTTCCGGTCATGCTGCTTGGAGGTCGTACTGCCACATCGAGCGGGTCGTGTGGATGCCGTAACGGGCGGCGTCGAGCGAGTGGTCGTCTTCCTTGATCACGTCGTCTTCGCCCTGTTCGGTGGCCTTCGGGTCCCACCGGTACTCGGTGACCTCCGTGGTGAAGCCCCTGCAGCGGTCGGTGACGATCAGCTGGTCGTTGGCCAGCAGCCTCGACACGGACGCGATGCCGGGCAGCACCTTGTTGTGTGCGCCCTGCAGGGTCAGCTCGTCGAACTTGCGGAGCTCGGCGGAGAACGCGAGCGCTGCCGGGTCCACGATGTTGTAGGCAGGGGCGAGGAACGCCTCGAAGGGTGTGTGCTGCTCGCGGGTCCACGCCCGGTACATCGCGGCCTGGTCGGATGGTGCCAGCGTCGCGCCGTGGTGGTCGCGGGGGTCGTACCGCCACTCGTCCATGAGGATCAGGCGGGGCTTCTGCTCGCGAGTGATCCCGACGCGCAGTGCGGCGGAGGCGTTCGAGACGCCGAAGTCGATGCCGTCGGCGAACACCTGCGCGATGCGTGGCATGTCCTCGAAGCGGATGACGTGGCGGCGCTCGTCCCACATCGGGTACACGGCGCCGGCGGCGTTCGTCCACTCGCCCTTGATCATGCGGTCGTAGAAGACACCGGTGTACGCGGCTTCCATGTCTGCTTCGTAGCCGGCGGGGAGACGCGGGTTGTCCTTCATCGTGAAGTGGAATGCGATGAGGTTCTTCTGCGCGGCCTTGAGAATCCACTCTTTACGCATCCAGTGGTTCATGGAAGCGGGGTTCATTGTGGCCAGCAGGCGGGCGCCGTCGACGCGGAGACGAGACACCAGCATGTTCCAGAACGCCTCGGGCAGCAGCACAGCTTCGTCGACGTAGGCGAGCACCACGGTCTTGCCCTGGATCTTGCCGACCGACTCGGCGTTGTTCGCGCCGATCAGGAGTACTTCGCGGCCGAGGATCACAGCAGACGTCGCGCCGGGCGTGTAGATGACCTGGGAGCTGATCTTCGCACCGAAGATGTCGCGGTCCTGAAGGAGCACGAACACGTTCGCGTAGATCGTGGCCAGCGTCTTCCCGACGATGATGATCAGGCCCTTGCGCGGTGCGAGACGCACAGCGATGAGGAACGCGATCAGGGACGCCACCGTCTTGCCGGCCGACACCGACCCGAACCACAACGCGATCTTCTTCGACGCACTCTCCACGATCGAGAGCAGCTGCGCCTTCGACACCTGCTTCAGCATCGCGTCAAGATCCATCAGCCGGAGTCTCCTCCTGCGCACGCAGCAGCTCAGCCGCCGCGTGCATGTTGCCCGCCAGCGCATCGAGCACGCCAAGCGCGTCGTCGAGCCCGCCCGTGTCCTTCTCGAGGATCTTCGTTGCCGCAGTGATTGCCGTGCTTGACAGCTGCACGACCTTCGCCCGAACATCGACCGGAGCGCGAGGGAGAGTGTGTTCCTCGTAGGTGTTGTCCTTGCCCCCGAAGTTGTACACGAGATGCGGGGCGTTCAACCCGTCGACATCCTCGTGCGCCACCAGCATCAGCTTCTGGGCAAGCAGCATCCGGGACGCAGCCAGGTCGACCGTATGAGCCCTCACCGCAAGGGCTGTCTGCTCCCGATCGAATGGGAGCTTTTCCTTCGCCGCCCACCGACTGATCGTCGACGGGGCGAAGCCAAGCTCCTTCGCGATCGCGTTGCAGGACAGGCCGTCGTCGTAGAGCTGGCGAGCCCTCGCGCGCAAGGGGGCATCGAATGTTGCGCGGGCCACGGCAATCACCTCGGCTTCGGACTTGGGGGCGACCCGGTGAGCGCCTGGCTCAGGGGGTGGAAATGGTGCGCTGCCTCGCGTACACCTGTGCGGCAATCTCGAGGCCAAAAAGCGAAGCCCCCGGCAGACTCGACCTACGTGGGCCGACTGCGTCAGGGGCTTCGAGTACTCGGGGTGTTGCTATGCGCTCTCGCGGAGGCGGGCGTTCCAATGGTTGACCTCGCGGGCGTGGAGCTCGCACATGAAGATGCCGGAGACGCCCTTCGGGTTCACCCGGTACAGCGGGCCGTCCTCGACGGTGGCTTCGCACTCGTCGGACTGGCAGTCTCGGCCGCGGCGCTTCTCTGCCATGTTCCGTCTCCCTCGGGTCAGGTGAGGTCGAGTTCGGTGAGGCAGCGCATCGTCTCGAAGTAGTTGCTGCCCGGGGTGTCGTCCTGGGAGAACCAGCGGCCGGGGTGAGCGGCGATCTCGGCGGCGGCACGGTCGCGGGCGTCCTGCGAGAAGTGTCGGGAGATGAGGATCGAGTGGTACTGGCCAAGGCGGGCGTCGAACGGGGCGATGACCTCTTCGACCTGGGCGCGGGTGGGGCCATCGGTCCAGCTGAGGCTGAACCAGCCGTAACCGGTGCCGCGCTGGCCGGTGAGGCTGAACTTCGCGGTGGGGAACGCGGAGCGGAAGGCCTTGCGGGCGTCGCGCGCGATGGTGATGGGCGAGTCGTCGTGCAGGGCGGTCATCGTGCGCACTCCGCGAGGCGGCGGATGATGGACTGGCCCTCGTTGTACTGGGCGCGGGTCATACCGAGGTGGCGGGCGGTCGAGTACGGGCGCGTCTTGGCGGGGGTGTTGAGCCAGTTGGCGGCGACGGCCGACTGGGGCTTGCCGAGGATGCGGGCGGTGCGGCGGAGGTTGGTGAGGACCGGGTTGGTAGTTGAGGCAAGCATGTAATTAGTATTACATGTCCTGACGAGGTATGCAATTCTTTTTACATACCCTGTTATGGTCAGAGCATGGCAGAAGACCACACCCTCGACGATCTCGAAGCGTTCAACGCGCGCATGGCGAAGATGCCAGCGCGCCGTGCCGAACTCATCCTCGAAGCGCGCGCGGCGCAACACACATGGCCAGAGATCGCCGAGCGCCTCGGGATGACCGTGCACGGCGCGATCAGAGCATCACGACCGAGCGGCCCCCAGGGGCGGCCGAAGGCGGAGCCGTGAAAGTCTCGCACTGGAGTCAGTACGACGGCGTGCCCGGCTTCGCGGTCTATCGCCTCTTCGATGCAGCGGGCGTATTGCTCTACATCGGCGCGACGAAGAACGTGAAGGCCCGGATGTACGGGCACGGGCAGGACAAGCCGTGGTGGCCGGAAGTGGTGAAGACGGCAACTCGGGTCGAGTGGTTCGAGTCTGTCGAGGATGCCGCTCGCGCCGAGCATGAAGCGATTCTGTCGGAGCGCCCGGTCCACAACCGCGCCGGGAGGCCAGGGCAGAAGCCGCAGCGCTACCGTATCCCGCCGGGCGTATCGCCGCGGCATGGACAGGACCGCGCCGCGATCAGTGCGGACGTCGACGAGATGCAACGCCTCGGCATCGACGAGTGGGAGCGGCGACAGGCTATCGCGTAGCGGCTTCGTGCCGAAGCTCGCAGTCGCGGGCGAGCGACGGGACGACCTTCGGGGCGAGGCACACGGCGCAGCGGTACGGGTCTGTCACGGTTGCTCCTGGGGAAGACAATGGCCGGTCGACACGCGCATGTCGACCGGCCGGGCCAGCGGGATGAAGGAGTCTCGCCGGAGTTTGGGGTTGGGCACGCGGCACGGCCGAAGCCCTGAATCTATATTCACCTGAGTGAAGAATTTGAAGGGTTCGGGTGTCGGTGGGCGTGTCTAGGATCTCGGCCGGCCGCGCCGGATGCCCGCTTCTGCTTTGAGAAGGGCGCCGTATCGGACGATGAGCACGCCGTCGTCGTTCTTCCTGGGGGTGACGCGGTGGGCGTCGATCCAGAGGTAGATTGAGCGCTCGGTGCGGCCTACGAGTTTCGCGGCTTGGGCGACGGTGACCCACACGTTGAGGTCGAGGTCGTCAGCCATCGTCGCCTCCGAACCCGTCGGGCCAGGCTGGCACGAACGCAGTCTCCGTGCCGTTGTCGGTGGTGATGGCCCAGCCGTCGCGGTCGAAGTCGTAGCGGACGAGAATGTCGTCGGCTGCGCGCACGTCGCCGAGCTGCAGGCGGATTGTGTTGGTGTTGCCCGCGATCTGCGGGTACGACAGAGTGATGCGCAACTCGGGCTCGCCGGGACTCTGGAACATCGTGTCGATTTCGGGCATCAGCTGTTCGCTATCTCGAGGAGCACGTCAGCGTGGCAGGGCTCGTCGAGCGGGCACCAGCAGGCGAGGTTCTTGCCAGCAAGCTCGAGCTTGACCTGCTGGCGGAAGCCTGCGAACGAGAGGCCCGGCCGCGTGACCAGCTCGCGGAACTGGTCAACGGCGTTCGCTCGGTTGAAAGCGTTGACGCCGACACGGAACGGGTTGCCCCACGCCGACGGCCGCGCGACAACCACGGTGTTCTCGGGCTTCCGCCATCCCTTGCGGCGTGACAGCTGAATGCGTTCGGGCATCACGCACGCTCCCATCGCACTGTGCCGTCGTCCATGAGCGTCAGTTCGATGTCGACGACGGGCGGCCCGCCGAGGATGAAGATGTCGCCCGGTCTGGCAATGACGGCAGGCAGGACTACATATCCGACCTGTTCGGGCATCACTTCACCTGCTCTCGGATAGCGGCCTCAACGTCGGCCGGAAGGGTGCGGAGGCCGAGCGCGCCCTTGAACGGGATCGGCTCGGCCAGCTTGCGGGGGGACGAGAAGCAGAGGTGCCAGACGTCGGGCTCGGCCCATCTCGTGTAGCGCTCTGGCGCGTTCGGGCAGCATCGCATGCCTGGTGTGCCGTCGTGGTGGTGCACGGCCCAGAGGTTCGCTACGGCGAGGATGTGGCCGAACGCGCGAGGCTGCCCGACGTGCAGACTGGCGGGGTCGGTCCACCAGATGTCGCGGGCGATGCGCTGCACCTCAGGGTGCTCGCGTGCGCCGACGTCTTCGCGGGCGCCGGCGTGGATGGCGACGAGGCCGCGGTAGTCGCCGGCGATGTTGCGGACGCGGTTCTCGACGTGCTTGTGCCCGTCGGCGATCATCTGAGCCCATGGTTGACGCACGGTGAGGATGCGCATCACTGGCCCGCTCCTCTCAGCGCCCGAATGGCGTCGTCCACCACGCGGTTCCAGGACTTGCCGAGCCCGCCCAGGAGGATTTTCTCTGCTTCTGCCACCCTCGCCTCGGCGGCTCGGAGATCGCGCTCATGAGTCTCGTCTTGTCCCGCCCAGAACGATGAGGCGCGTCGCCACCAGTCGGCGTCGTGCGAGTCTGGCTCCAGGGGCCGCGTCAGCTTTTTGCGCAGCTCGTCGCGTTCGGCCTCAGCGGTACGCAGGCGGTCCAACAGGTCACCGTGTACTATCGCCATCTCGCGACCCGCGGCCTGTTGCGCCTCGATGTTCGCAGCCGCCTGACGCATCAACTCATCGATCGTGAGGTGGTCGGGCCACAGCGCAAGCTGCGGTTCGGTTAGCCACCGCACGAGAACGCCTACGGGAACAACGGTCTTCGGTCGCACTCGTGTCTCGTCGTCCATCACAGAACCTCCCCGGTGAGTTCAGACAAGCGCTCGAGGTACTTCCGCTCAGCCTTCGACGGCTTCCAACCCCGGATCTTCACGCCGAGCGGCTCGTGGGTGTCGTCGATGGCCCACCGGTTCGTGGTGTCGGGCAAACCTCGGCCGGCATGCTGTAGCTGCGCCCCCAGCTGTTCGTGATGTCGAAGCGTTCGGCGATGGCGTTCATCACGTAGCGTTCGACCATCTGGTACTCGTTCATCGTGCGCTTCAGGGGGCGGATCATGTCGCCGACGTAGGCCTCGGTCGCGTCGTGCAGCAGCGCGTCGAGCGCGAACTTCTCAGGGACGGCGTGGCTGAGCAGCACGCAATGCTCAGCCACACTGTAGAAGCGGTCGATGTGACCGTTGTAGCGGCACAGCAGCGACAGTGCATGTGCGATGTCTGCGGGCTCGACCTCGTCGGCGCGCGGGTTGCGGAGATAGAACCGGCCGCCTCCGTACGTCTGCATCCAGTCGCCACGAGGGGCTCCCTCGTTCTCGGCGGTCATGCGGACACCCCACGGTGGAGCACGGTCACGGGTGCCCACTTCCGGGAGACAAGCACCGAGTCGCAGGGGCTCATTTCGTACGAGCACCAGAGCTTCCCGCGGCGCTCCCACACGTCGCCTTGCTTGTCGCGAATGACTGTTCGATCCGGAAGCGCCTCGATCTCCTCGGGGTACAGCGCGGTGGTGGTGGGCGTGGCCGGCGCGTAGCCGAGGAGCTCGATGGCGGAGAGATACGCCTCCGCATCCTTGAGGTATTCGGCTTGCCCGCCGTGGGCGTCGAGCATCTCCCAGCTGACGCCGGTGAACTGGCCGTTGGGGCGGGCATCCCGGGCCTGCATGAACATCGCGAACTGCAGCACAGTCGCCTCGCGGTTGTCGGTCATAGTCTGCGGATCTCCTCCTCCCATCCGGGCACGCGCACGGTGGGAATGTCGAGCGATCGCCACAGGGCGATCACGGTGGGGTTGTCATCGATGGCGAGCACGGGCTCGACTCCGTACAGGTGACGCATCCGGATCAGGAGGTCACGCTTCACGTCGTCGTCGCGGCGATCGTCGTGGTCGGCGCGCATGCCGAGGGCGTGGAACGGGATCTCCCACTTGGTGAGCCAGCGGCGGGTGGTGTGCCGCCACTGCTCCCGTCGTGACGTCAGGATGATGATCGTGAGACCGGCAGTGTGCAGGGCGCGGGTCGCGGCGGCGACTTCAGCGATTGGGGGGACGAGCCCGGATGCGCCGTGGAATTTCGCGAACAGCTTCCGTTGCGGGTCATCAAGGACGTAGTGCCGGATGCCCGACACGTCGGCGAGGGTTCCGTCGACGTCGACAATCACGCACGGGTTCACGAACTCGCCCAATCGTCGAGATAGATCCGGTGGAGGGCGCGGTTGATGAGGTAGCGGGCAGGCTGGTCAGGAAGATCCGAGCGCCGGATGGCCACATCAAGATCGTTGTCGAGCTGCTGAGCGAGAGCGAGCACCGAGTCTTTCGTCACGAGCCCCTCACGGATCGATCGCAGGAGACCCACCTCCCCGGGTTTCATCGGCAATGTCAGGGCGCCCGTGTTCATCAGCTCCACGCCCTGCATGGCCGTACGCACCATGTGGTAACCGAACTTCGTGTCGTAGCCGTGCCTGTGCACGAGCTCTGGCCGGTTCGTCCGCTTGTTCCGCTGGCCCACCATGGCCTGCCGCTGACCCCACGAGTAGCCGCGGAACTTCCGGCCGGCCTCCCGCGAGATGAACGCCCCACGCGTGCCGAGCAGCTGCTCCCATGCCGCCGACGTCTCGATGGGGTTGTCGATGAACAGCAACGACAGGACGGTGGGGTTGCCTGCCGTGGCAAGGCGCGCCCATTTCTGCAGCGGGTAGCGGGTGGTGTCAGTGTCCTCTCGGGTAGAGCGCTGCCCGGGCCCCGCCGTGCTCGTCGTGGCCGTGTCGATTGATTCGATGCCGGTCACACACTCGCGGTGTTCGATGACGACCGACATCAGGTCGTGGTCTGAGTCCTCGGTGGCAACTCCGACAGCGCGAGAGCCATACTCGGCGGTGACAATGGTGCGCATCACGTCGCCCCTTCTGCTGATTCGAGCGCGGCCACCGACAGTGCTGCCGCCTTCGCGCGCACGTCGCGCACCTGCTGCACCTCGTCAGGCTCCAGACGGGTCACTGCAGCGCCTCCTGCCCCGACGCCTCGCGCCAATCAGCGCGCGGCTTGGCATGGGTGGTGCCATCGACGTGGATGAACCACCATCCCTCGGTCTTGCCGTAGAACAGGCCGACGAGCGGGGCCGGCGCGGGCGTCTTGCTCGAGCGCGGGTTCGTGAACGTGGGCACGAGCGTGATCGTGCGCGGACGGTGCGGCCGTCGCGGCTTCATGCCGCCGCTCCCATGAGATCGACCACGGCCACGCCGAGCAGGTCGCGCGCAGAGGGAGGGGTGACTGCGTTGCCGGCGGCCTTCACGAGGTCACGATTCGACACCGGGCGGAGCCTGTTCGGCGGCTGCCACTTGTAGTCGGTGGGGAACGCCATGCCGGCGGCGACCTCGCGGGGCACGAACATCCGGAAGAGCACGTCGGGTACGAGCTCGCGCGCGGCCGCGAGGTCCTTCGCCGTCACCTGCCGCTTCGACTGCAGCAGGGAGACGTTGCCGCCCGTGGTGAGGGTCCGCAGTTCCTCATCGACGGGCGTGGTCATCTCGGCGCCGCCGCCGTTATGACGGTGCACGAGCGCCTTCGTCGTCGCGGTCGTGAGCGTCGGCATGGCCTCCGCGACGGGGCGCGAGCGGTTGCTGTGTTGGTTGTCCATGAGGAGTGCGTAGCGATCCACAGTGGTGAGGGTTCCGAGCGGTTCGCTGGCAGGCTTGCCCTCCTTCGCAGTGCCGAAGTAGGGCTGGACGAGCGCGTGGCTCGCGCCGTCCGCGACGAGGGTGTGGAGAGGGTCTACTGCGGGGTCGAGGTTGCGGTCGGTGCGCTCACGGAACTGGGTGACGAACGGCTGCAGTAGCGCATGGCGGGGCTCAGTCGTGATCGTCGGCACCGGGTCGCTCGTGGGCTGGATCGCGTTGTCGCGGGAGTAGTACGACATCACCAGCGCGTGGTGGTTGCCGCCTGCGGTGAAGGTGCCGGCGGGTTCCGTCACCGGCCGCGCGGTGCTCGTGCCATACATCTCGGCGACGAACGGTGGCTGCGCGAGGGCAGTCTCGAGGCGAGTGGTTTGCGTGCGCAGCGCGTCGTCGACCGGATGAGCGGCCTTCCCCTCGCGACCATCGACGGGCACTGCCAGGCCCTTCGAGTTCGTGGTGTGCAGCGCCATGAGCGGGTCGGTCGTCGGCCAGGCGCGCATGTACCCCTCGGGGTCGCCGTGGCGGCGGTGTGCGGGGTCGGCGGCGTCGTAGGTGTTTCCTGCGGCTTCGAGCGTGAAGGTGTCGCCCCAGTAGCGAGCGATGCCAGCGGCGATGCGCGCGAGCGTCTTGTCGGCGAGCGGCTTCTCCCGGTCGCCGATGCGCTCGCCGGGGAGCGACCAGTCGATCGCGGCGGCGGCCGGGAGCCAGAACGGCTCGACTGCCTTGCCGCATCCGGCGCAGCAGTAGATGTAGGCCTGCTTGTAGCGACCCACGGTGCGGCCCGGCTTGAACGACTGCACCGCCTCGACGACGGTGTTGCAGCGCGAGCACGGCGCGTGCGGGCGCAGCGCCCGGTCGAGGTCGGGTGCCTTCTCGCCTTCGGGCCAGGCAACGATGTAGATCCGGTCACGGGACTGCGGGGCGGGGTCGCCGAACAGCTGCGCGTGCATCGAGTTGAGGGAGATCACGCGGAAGGCGTAGCCGAGCGCGCGAAGCTCCTCACGCCACACGGTCCAGGCCGTGCGGTACTTCGCCTGTGTGGCGATGTCGACGACGTTCTCGACGATGACGAGGCGGTAGCGGTGGTACTCGATGAACTTGAGCACGTCGAACATCAGCAGCCGGGAGCGGGTCTTCGCGTCGTCGGAGAGCGGGTCTTCGAAGAGACCCTCCTCGATGGCGGGCTTCGCGGTGCCGCTGGCCTGCGACCACTTCGTGCATTCGGGCGAGGCCCAGAGCACGTCGGTCTTGGGGAAGAACGACGGCTGCTCCTGATGCAGGTCGACCACAGCGTGGTCGGTGTCGGGGTGGTTGAGGTTGTGGATGTCAGTGACGAGCTGCCAGTGGTTCGCAGCGATCTTGATCTCGACGCCCGGGATCTGGGTCATGCCGGTTGACGAGCCGCCCGCGCCGGCGAAAAGGTCGGTGACCGTGATCATGCGATCACCGCCGGTAGAGTCGGGTCCATGATTAGCCAAGACGGTGCGGGACTCATAGCGCAACTGCTCCTCGTAGGTGTATTGGTCCTCGCCGTCGAACGGCGGGCGCTTGGGGCGGAGGCCTTTCCGCGCGGGCGAGGCGGCATGAGGCGGGCACGGCAGGTCTGGTGGTGGGTACGATTCGCGGCTAGCGGATTGATCGGAGGGGCCTCGGTTCTCGCGGTCGCGTTCTGTGTGGTTGCAGTGTCAAGTGGCAGACCTCTCGTGGGCGGAGAGGCGACGTTCGTGGGACTGATGGCCGCATTGCTCGGAGTGCTCGTGATCGGGGTCGTCGTCTCGTTGTCAATGCGCGCTTTCTCCGGCGCAACGTCCGAAGAGGAATAGTCGGTTCGAAACGAGCTCACGATGCGTCCTCCAGATCGAGCAGATCGAACAAGGTAGGGACCGACGCGCGAGTGTCGTGCCGACGCAAGTAGACGAGCGAGTCAGCGGCAGATGCCGGGTTGAGCTCGGAGCCGTAGCCGCGGCGGCCGGCCTGGACCGCACAGAGCACGGTCGATCCGAGCCCGCTGAACGGGTCGTAGACGACGTCGCCCGGGTTCGAGTACATGTTGATGAGGCGGCGGGGGATGTCGAGCGGGAACGGGCAGATGTGCTGCTCCACGTTGCGGCGGCGCTGGTCCGAGTTCAGGGTCTCGATGCGGAGGATGTCGGTCCACACGTCATCGCGCCACGAGCCGGGCACGAGCGACGCGAACGTCGACGGGAGCGCCTTCTTCGCGGCGAGCTCGGTGGCCAGCTGCACGTGCGCCTCGTAGTCGTAGACCGTGCGGAGCGACTGCTCGGTGAAGAGCCTCAAGCGGGACTGCGGGTCCAGCTGCATCAGCTCGGTGAGCCCCAGCACCCGGTTGCCACCGGTGCGCCACTCGCCGGCTGCGTCGATCTGCCACTGCCCGACCGAGTAGGCCTCGCGCTGCTTCTCAACGCGGGTGTCGGCCCAGCCCTTCGACCGGTCGGTCTGCGGTTTCCCGAACAGCAGCACGTACTCGGGTGACCCGACGCCCATCGGCGTGTGGTCCTTCAGCATCTTCGAGTAGCCGAGACGGTAGGTCTGGTTGTTCTCGCGCACGACGTCGGTCGTGACGGTGATCATGCCGTAGTAGTCGAAGCCGTGCTCGGAGTAGTGAGCGATCGCCTCAGCGTGGAGGGGGGAGACGGTGTAGCGGCCCTTCCCGGTGCCCTTGCCGTAGAGCATCCGGTCCTTCACGTGGACGGCGAGGATGCGGCCAGGCTGCAGCACCCGGTACAGCGATGGGGTCAGGAAGTCGTTCTGCCACCAGAACTCTTCCGAGTCGTCGGTGTGTCCGAAGTCGGCGTAGTTCAGCGAGTACTCGAAGTGGTTGCCGAAGGGGATCGAGGTGACGATCAGGCCAACCGAGTCGTCGGCCATGTGGTCGCGCGCCTCGACGACAGAGTCGTTGAGTGCGATGGTCCAGTCGTCGCCGGTGTGGAGCTCGCGCGTGACGCCCATGGCTCGGGTCAGCTCCTGCGAGACTGCGAGGGCTGAGAGTGCGTAGGTGCGGATGATCGAGCTCATCTTGTCGGTCAGCTGGTCGTGCTTCGCCCACTTCTCCTGCAGCCGGTCCCGGACCTCGGTCTCCGTCTCGGCGAGGATCAGATGCACCTCGACCGGGCGGGTCTGGCCGAAGCGGTACTGACGGTGGATCGCCTGAATTGTGAAGCGGAACTTGTAGGTGACGCCGACGAACACCGCGGTGCACGCCTGCTGCAGGTTCATGCCCTGCCCGAGCATGACCGGCTTGCCGATCAGCGCGTACGTCTCGCGATCACACCATTCGTCGAGGCGCCGCTCGGTCTCTTCGTCGGTGAGCTTCCCGTGCACGGACGAGAACGTCAGGCCCTCGGCGGCCAGCGCCTTCTCGATTGCGTTCTGCTCGGCGTCGAGGTCGCACCACAGGATGATCTGGTCGTCGGGTGTGGTCGCGCGGTGCTCGCGCACGATGGCCATCAGCTTGTCGACCCGATCGGCTACGGTGTCGCGCTTCTCGCGTGCGGCGTCGACAGCGGACATCGCGCCTCCACGGAACATGACCCCCTGGCCGTCGCGCTCGGTGCGGGTCGAGGCGATGTCGACGTCGACCTCGTGCCAGTGTACGACGAGCTCGGGCAGCTCGTAGCCCTCGTCGGAGAAGCCGAGGTCGGACGGCTTCTGGAGGAAGGATGCCCAGGTGTTCAGCCACAGCCAGAACTCGGCCTCCTTGTGCGGGTACAGCGTGAGGTTGCCGGCATGGGAGCTGTCGCGCTGGAAAAAGCGCGTCAGCGCGGCGCCGCGGTCCATGACGCCGAGGAAGGCTGCGTAGTTGATCAGCTCGAGGTACTCGTTCGGCGAGGGGGTGGCGGTCGCCAGGAAGCGGTAGGTGGTCTGCTCGAACATGCTGAGCATGGCCTGCGCGGTGTCGGAGCCGAACGCGGCGAGCACCGCCGCCTCATCAAGGGAGACGGCTCCGAACAGGTCGACGTCGAGCTTGTGGTCGCGCACACTCTCGTAGTTCGTGACGTATATGCCCGACCATGTGGCGTCAATCTGCTCGGTGCGCTTGATGAATCGGGCCTCGATGCCCAGCAGCATGCCCGCGTCCCGGATGAACTCGCGCTGCACGCGGAGCGGCGCGACGATGAGCGCGCGACCGCCGCGCACAGCAGAAGCCTTCTGGGTCAAGGTCAGCCGGAGAGCTTCGAGCTGCATGATCGACTTGCCCAGTCCGAACTTCGCGAAGATCGCGCGGCGTCCGCCCTTCACAGCCCAGCGCACGAGCGCTCGCTGATGCGGTTTGAGGATGGGGCTGATCTCGGAGTCCTCGACGTCGAAGCCGAAGGTGCGGTCGAAGGCGACCTTTTCGCGGATGAACGCGTCATAGTCGAGCGCGGGATCGGCGCCCGTGTTGAGGGTGAGCAGGGTCACGAGTGGTTCGCTTTCTGGGTCGCGGTGATCGTCTTGTGCACGAGCCACAGCAGCAGCGCCGCCGCGATAGCGGAGATGGCCAAGACGAATGGGAGGCCGGTGAACGGCACGGTGACGGCGGCGATCATGGCGGCCAGTCCGAGTGCGGCGGTGACCATGGTGAGGATGCGGTCGAGGATCATGCCGGCGGCTCCTCGTCATCGACGCCGTACCAGTGGCCGGAGCGGGTGTCTGCCGCGTCGAGGTCTTCCGCTTTGTCGGCGGCTTCGTCGAACGTGTCGAAGACCCACTCCGTCGGCTCGCGGTCGTCCTCGCCGAATCGGTCGTTGGTGCGGGTGTAGTGGAAGACCGCGAATCGGGTGGGAGTGGGAGCGAGCAGGGGCATCGCGACCCGGGCCAGTACGGCGCCGAGGTTCACAGGATCACCAGCGCGAAGCCAAGGGCGAGGGCGATGATCCCGAAGAACAGGGCCACACCCGCCAGAGTCATGGTCGGCTGTGTAGGTGCCATCGGGTCATCTGCGTCGAGCATCATGTTCGAATCCCTTCAAATTCGTCAATGTCTTCTGACTATGGCATATGCAATAAACGAGCACAAGAGAGACACGCGGTAGCGCATATGCAATAAAGCTACGCAAGCAAGATGGCTTCGATCGGCCCCGCCAGGAACACCTCAGCCTCATCGAGAGGGGTCGCCGGCACCCTCCGAACATCCGAGGCCCCGGACCTCAGCAACGCCAGGAACACGGATGCCGCCACAGCTGAATCGAACGTGGCAATCGGGATTGAATCGCGGCCGTACCCGCTCGCATACAGACGGAAAACACCGAACTCCGGCACCACCTCGACCTCGGCCAGACCGACTCGTGCGACATGCGAATTCACTTCTTCTTCTTCCTCTTCGCGGCGGCCGCGTCTGCGGCTATCTGAGCGGTCGCTGCCGCGGTGATCTGACCGGTGAGCTGCCACCAGTCATGAACGTGATGACACGCAGGGCACACCACTTCGACGTCGTCGAGGTACTCCAGCGGCGACCTCCGGATGAGGCCGCGCTGCTGGCATTGGTGGCAACGCATGCGATCCGGCAGAACACGCTCCGACTCGGCCTCCGGCCAACGGTGCATGATTGTCTGCACTCGGGTGAAGTACTCGACGGCGCGGACGGCACCGAGGATCGTCGAGACGTTCCGCTCGGGATCGGACCACAGCGCAACCGCTTCACGCGCGGCGACGCGAGCCTGTGCTGGGGTGGCTGTCGAGGGAAGCTGAGGAGCACCGAGCGCCTCCATGAGTTCGTCGGCCGCCCGCCATTCTTCCGGGCCTGGCAAAGTCCACTTCATGGAAGCGGAGACTCGGTCCTCGGAGGGAGCGCGACCGACCGTCGCTGACCGAAGCTGCTCCACGAGCTGGGCTGTGACCCGAAGGGCCTCGTCGAGCTTCTCGTAGCAGTGCTGGCAGAGATATCCACGAGCTGCCCGCCGGGGGAGGCACCCCCCGCATGCTTCATCGAGGCACGTCTCGAGGTGCTGGTCGCGCACGGTGCACCGATGGCGGGAGAGGTGGGCGGGCAGAAGTTGGGTGAAGTTGGTGGCGCAAACAAGTTCGGTCATGGCGGTCCTCAAAACGGGGTGTCGTCGCTGTACGAACCGGGCTGGTTCCACACGTCGCCGCTCGCCGACGGCGGGCTGGCCGCCCACTGTTCGCCCTGGCCGCTGGGGGCAGAGCTGGCGGGTGCGTTGGCGTTGGCCTGGGTGTCGCGCGTCGCCCGGACAACCTGGGCGGTGGCGTATCGCAGGGATGGGCCGATTTCGTCGACCTGCAGCTCGACACTCGTGCGCTTCTCGCCCTCCTTCGTCTCGTACGAACGCTGCGTGAGCCGGCCGGTGGCGATGACCCGAGCGCCCTTGGTGAGGCTGCCCGAGACGTGCTCGGCGAACTCGCGCCAGACGGAGCATCGGAGGAACAGCGCGTCGCCGTCCTTCCAGTCGTTGCTCGCTCTGTCGAACGAGCGCGGGGTGCTTGCGATGGTGAAGTTCGCCACGGCGAGACCGTTCTGCGTGTATCGCAGCTCCGGGTCGCTCGTGAGGTTCCCCACGACGGTGATGATCGTTTCTCCAGCCATCAGGTTGGTTCCGTTCTGTGAGTGCTTCGGTTGTGGTTCGGGGGGTCAGGCGTTCAGCTGCTTCAGCTGCGATGGCTCCGCGACTCGCATCTGCTCGAGGATGATCTGCTGCGCCTGCTTCTTGCTGCGGGCCTCGACCTTCGCGGTGATCTCGATGCCTTCCGCGACTGCGACCTTGATGTTGAAGGTCCGGGTGCGTCCTGGCACTCCGAGGGCGTCAGCGATTCGGTCGAAGTCGCTGCAGAGTCCGAGGCGGTCGGCGAGACGCATTGCGTCCTCGAATAGCCACGCGATGCGCGGGTCGTCGGCGGGAATGCTGCCCTCCGGCACCTGGCCGAGAGGGCGGCCGGGGCGGCGCACTGCATCGCGACCGATTCGGAAGACGTAGCCGGAGCCGTTGGCCCGCTTCACGTTGAGGTGGTGGTCGGAGACGCTCGTGATGAGAAGCTCTTCGTCCTTCGTGTAGGTCGCGCGGCCGCTTATCGTGGCGTACGGCGCTGCGCCGGCACGGTTCGTCAGCACGAACTCGCCCTTGCGGTAGTAGGAGGTCATCAGTCCGTTCCCCACCAGGCGACGTTCGCCAAGACCTTGAGGTGTGTGAGCGGCAGCGAGTCCTCCAGTGGCCGACCGAGTTGGCGCCGCGCCATGGCGTACAGCACGAGCGCGTCAGCCTCGTTGTTGTTCCGGATGTCGACGCCGGGGTAGCGCTTGGCTGTGGCGAGCATCACGGTGTCTTTCGACGAGCTGCCCTTTCCCGTGGCGTACTGCGCGCGCTGCTGCGGCGTGACGACGACGGGGGCGCTGCCGGTCGTGGCGATGAGCTCTTTCACGACGAGCCACCACGACGCGAAGATGCGGTCGAGGCTGCTCGACTTCGAGTGGAGGGAGAGGCCCTCGACGACGACTCGGTCGCCGGAGCAGATCTGGGAGGCATCGATGATTTTGTGGGCGAGGCGGTCGACTCGGTCGAGGTACTGCTCGATGGTGGGGGAGGTGTTCTTCTCGCCGACGGTCGTCGTGACGACGGCCCCGTCGAGGCCCGGGAAGGCGAGGCCTGTCCCGGTGAGCGAGAGGTCGATCGCGACCACCCGCGTATCCTGTTGCTGCTGCATTGGTTCCCTCGAATCGGTGGGGTGAGGGGCGGCCAGACGCTGCAATCGTCTGGCCGCCCGGTTCTGGTTACGGCCGGCCGTAGAAGATCGGGACGTCGCCAATTCCCTCGTGTACGACCGTCTCGGCGTCGTCGGTCTTCACCGTCTTGCCCTCGCGGATCTCGGTGACGATGTCCACGAACGCCGCCTCGAGGATGTTCTCCGGTCGCTGCAGGGCGTACCCGAGACGGAGCCCGTCAGCGCCCATGCGGTAACGGAGCGATGCCCACACGAAGTAGACCGGGCCGCCGATGTAGGGCCGGATCGCGAGCTTCAGCTCCTTCGGGAACTCGATCGCATCCTTCGCGCCCTTCTTGGCGCCGACCGTTTCGGTGTACTGGAACTGAACCTCGCCCGTGTCGAGCCTCACGGCCGAGCCGAAGTCGACCGACTTAGTCGCTTCGAACTTGGTAGCGAGCTCGATCAGGCGTGCATGATCCGGGTCCTGCACGTCGAGCGCTCGGTCCTCGATGAACTCGGCGAACTCCTGCTGGTCGAACCACCCGCGGGGGTTGGTGCCGAGATCGTGCGCCGCCCAGGCCTTCCTCGCCTTGGTGTGCTCGAGCGAGAGTTCGAGGCGGTGCCCCTGCCATCCCGCCGGCGCGCCGGTCCCCTCGTGGGAATCGACGATCGCGATGACCCTGGATGCGGGCGTATCAGCGAACACTTCGGTGCCCGGGGTGCTGTGCCGGTTGAGGTAGCCCACGAACGACGCCGCGTCGGTGACGGTGCGCTTCGCCTCGGCTCGCCGCGGCGACGTGGCGTACTTGTCGGTGTCGATCACCTTCACCCCACCCGCCCCGTCGGGGACGGCGTAGATTTCGCTCGTGTCGACGGGATGAGGTTCCATCCCCTGCACGGCGATGTTGGCGACAGCGGATGCCTCGGTGTCCTGGGCTGCAGCTTCGAGCTGATTCTCGTAGGCGGTCATGCGTGCGGTGCCTCCTTGATCTCCCCGGTCTTGGGGTCGGCGTTCTGGGGTGCGTCGCGGATGTCGTCGTCGCTGAACAGCGGCATCGCGGACGGGTCGGTGCGCTGCAGGCGGTTGCCCTCGCCGATGTAGGCGATGGAGCCGGCCCGGTTCTTCTCGGGCAGCTTGAGCGCGATCTTGTCATTGACGATGACGGCGGTGCCGCCGCCGTCGGCGGGCTTCACTTCGAAGCGCACCGTGAGCGATCCGGCCTTGCCTGTGGCCTGCACCGCTTCGACGAGACTGTTGAGTCCCTCGGCGAGTTCGGTGTCGGTCTTCGGCCGGATGCTGGCCAGGACGGCTGCGAAGCTGGCCCCGCCGCCGCCCGTCTGGTTACTCATAGATTTCCCTTCCATCCACGCGACCTGCGCGGAAACTTGATGTGCCAGCGTGGTCGTACTGGCGGGTGATGGAGCGCCGCTGATGGGCGCTGAGCTCCAGGCGCTGACGCCAGTTCCAGACCGTTCGGCGGTCGACGCCGAGCTCCTTCGCGATCTCTCCGTCGAAGTAGCCGGCGGTGTGCAGGAGACGCAGTCGCTCGCGCCGTTCGGGCGTGAGCCGCACGTACTTCCGCTTGTCGACCGGCGCTGGCGGTGTCACAGCGAGAACCGCCAGGCGCTCGACGAGCTTGTGCACTGGCTCCTGGCGGGCATCAGCGACTGCCACGAGCCGGCGATAGACCGACTCCGACACGTTGATCCCGATGGACACGCTCATCGCGCCTCACCGACCTCGTACAGCGGCGCGTAGCCGCCGTCGATCAGCTGCTGGTTGTAGACGGCCTTCTCGCGAGCGAGAGCAATTGGATCACCAGATGCGGCCGCAGCTGCGAGAGCCTCGAAGTTGGCGGGTTTGGGCGAGGTCTTGTAGATCCGCTCCTGACCGGCTGCAGCGATGCGCTGCTGACGTTCCCGCTGGCTGTGGAGAGTCTCGGCGTGGGCCAAGACATGCCGCGGTTCGACGTAGCTGATCGTCGTGTTCTGCCTGGCAGCGATGACCGCAGCGCGCGCGATCGAGTAGTCGAGATGACCAATCACCTCGTGCCATGCCCCGATCGTGAACTCGGTAACCTCACGGTTGTCAACCGCGGCGAGGACCGTCAAGAGCTCGGATGTCTGATCCATCAGCATTGGCTTCTCCTCTCAGCTTCAGGGTGAGTGCGTGTGCACGCTCGGCGGCCGTCGTCTTGCGCTGGGGTCCCGGAGCGACCGACCGCTCATGGTCGTTGAGCAGCCAGTTCCGCCACGTCGCGGGCCAGTCGAGCTTCGCGGCGTCGCGCCCAGCCTTGGCCCGCCAGTAGTTGGTGAACTTCTGCGTGGACAGATCAACGTTCAGGCCGGGGACGCTCTCGGCGGCCCATGCCCGCATGTCGCCTGTGACGATGAACGGTTCAGGGATGCGAGTGCCGCGCTTGCGCGGGCTCACCTCTACGTCAGTAGAGGTTGTCTCTGTCTCTGTACTCTGTGTTTCCGCTGGCTTCGCAGTCGGTTGGCCGCTCGGTTCCGTTTCGCTAACCGACTCGCTAACCGGTTCGGTTCGTTCTGGGTTAGCTTTCGGGCGCCCGCCCCTTCGCCCGTTCTCTGTGTTTACGCGGGCGCGAGCCTCGATCTGTTCTTTCGTCTGCTGGTGCTCGGCGAAGTCATGGATGTAGTAGTCAGACCCGACCTTGTGAAGTGATGGATTGTCATCGTCATTCGAGGTCAGCTCGGCGAGCGCTTTCGGGGTAGCCAAGACCGTGGCCATCCGCCCGGGCACGCGACCATCGGTGAGCATCCGGCGGGACCAGAGCACCATCTTCACCAGTGATCGGAAGGCGGAGTCGGACAGCGGCGCGATCTTGTGTGAGTCTGCGAAGTCGAGGGTGAATTGTGCGTAGAGACGCTTGTCTTTCTGGGCCATTAGGCGGATTCCCCATCTCGCCAGATGCCGAGGCGGCGCATCTCGTTCGCTGCGTCTTGCTCGGTCATGTAGCCGATCGTGAAGTCGTCGAACAGGCGCGCCCAGACGAACCCGCGCTCTCCGGCCATGATCTTGATCGGCACCTCCTCGACGTCTTCCACAAACGCCGGGATCGAGTAGCCGAGGAGGCGCGCCTCGGCGCTCGAGTGCGCCCACCCATGAGTGCCCTGCGTGTTGCCGGGCCCGTACAGGGTCACGAGGTTCGAGGCGACGTCGGAGCCCTGGCGGGAAAGATACTGGCGGTGGTGGTGCTCGGCGCGGTCGCCCAGGCTAAAGCCGGTCTTGCGACACTGGCGGCCGTCACGACGATCGACGCCGGCGTAGAGCCGGGCGACGCCCGCCCTGCCCAGGCGCACGATCTGCCGCTTCGGTGTGATCATCTCTGGCCGCCCCCGTAGGAGCCGTACTGCGCGACGACGGCCTTGTTGATGTTCAACATCGAGTAGATCTTCGTGCGCAGTGCGCGCTCGGTGTCCTCGGCGTAGTGGTACTCGGCCTTGGTGCCGTGCCAGACCTCGAGTTCGGGCATCGCATCGCTCTCGGCCTGCGCGCGGGCGAAGGTCACGGCCATGCCCTGGCGGCCGTAGAACGCCATCTGCTCGTTCTTTCGTCGCGAGTGGGCGCGCTCAGCGGCGTAGCGACGCTCGTTGATCTCCAGCAGCACGGACGGCAGCTGCTCAAGCAGCGCGTTCGCCTCGCGGATGAAGAACTCCATCTCGACCGGGTTGGTTGGTGAGGCCGCGTTGCGGAGCGCGTCAGCCTTGAGCACGAACTCGTTGCGGCTCACCTGGACGTCGTCGCCGTCGTGCACCTCGCCGGTTTTCTCATCGATGAACTCGGTCATGCTGCACCGCCCTGGCTCGCCTGCCAGCGAGCGAACTCTTCGGCTTCGATCCGGTCGTACTCCTCGGCGCTGATCTCGCCCGTGGCCGGATCAGCGTGGGCGGACTCTTCGACTAACTCAGCGTCGACGATGTCCTCGGTGGAGGACGCGGGCGCGTCTGTCGGCGCGGGCTCCGAATGGTCTGCGGGCGGGGCTTCTTCGGCGGCGGCCGGAGCCGCCTCGGCGGTCTCCTCAGCGCGGCGGAGAGCACCGCCGCGGGCGAGAGTCTGGGTCTGCAATTCGTCCGTGCGCTCGGCGTCGGGGATGCTACGCCACACATTCTTCACGGCGCCGGCCGTCGGCGCCTCGTTGATCCGAGCAGCCCAGTCAGTCGTCGGGGCGGACGGTTCCTCGTGCGGCCGCAGCTCGCCGGCGTCGACGGCGCTCTCGAGCTCCTCCGGCGTGTAGTGCACTCCCAGCAGTACGTCTTCGGCGCCTTCACGGCACACTTCCGAGATCGCGCGAGCCTTCGCCATCGCCTCGAAGTACTTCTTCCAATTGTCCTTGCCCATGAGGCCGGCGCGGGTAGCCCGCTCGACGTTCCATGTGGCGGAGTAGGTGTGCTCGGGGTCGTCGGGGCGGACGAGCGTGGCGGTGGCGGCGTAGTCTCCGGCGCTCACGGAGCCCGTCGACGTGACTCTAAGGGTGAACCCCTTCGCGCGGATGACGGCCGACATCAGCGCAGCGGAGAGCGACGCCTTGCCCTCGATGACGTGGATGCCCTGCAGGCCCGCCATCGGGTCGAGCCCGAGCATCGCGGCCGTTTCGAGCACGAGCAGCACCTTGCCGGGGGACGGCGCGGCAGGGCCCATGCTGCCGTCGGGCTTCTGGACGGGAGCCCACAGGCCCCGAGGGAGGAGATCGCCGGCAGACGAAAGGGTCTGGGCATATTCCTTGCGATCGGCCAGGCTCGACTGGCGGTAGGGGGTGACGTCGGTGCTCATGCTGCGGACAGCTCCTTCTGGAAATCGAGGGCGGCGCGGTAGCGCTCGAGTACTTCTCTGGCGATCGGCAGGATGAGGTTCTGCAGCTCGATCACCTTGGGGTCGGTGTGGGCGATGGTGATGGACTTCGGCTCGTCACCGCGCAGCCTGCCGTTGACGACCTCGGCCCAGATGAACTCGCACTCCTCGGCTTCCGGCAGAACAAGGAACTGCCAGGCGACCTGCCGCCACTCGGCGAGCGTTGGACCTGTCACGATGCGGTCGTGCTTCGCCTTGCACTCGGCAAGACGGATGCGACCGGTCGTGAGACCGTCAGGGGTAGCTACGTGGTCGGTGTCGTCGGGGGAGTGGAAGAGAGCGACGTTCTGAGGGATGCCAGCCCAGGCCAGCATCATCGGCTCCCACCGGTGACCGGAGCGGGTGAACTCGTTGCCGCCCCAGCTGCGGTCGTTGAGCATGTCGGCGACGTACAGGTCGACGGAGGACGCCTTCGAGAATTTCGCGGCGGTCGATGCCCCGACCCGTCCGCGGCGACTGGCGAGCCATGCTTCACGGTTGCTTCCGTCGTTGACGATCCGGTCGAGGTGGGTCAGCATGGTGGCTCGTCTCTGATCGTGTCCGCGGCGCCGAGCAGCCAGTCGATGTAGCCAGGACGCTTGGGGTCGTCGTGCTCGTACGCCAAGTCGTCGGGGCTCATGCGTTCACCAGCTCTCCGTCGTCGATGACGTAGCCGATGGCCTCGGAGTTGTCCCGGCCGCGCTCGGTGATGATCGTGTAGCCGCGCTCCTCACCGCGGGCCGCGAGGAGCGCGAGGGTGTCGTCGTCGAGGAGGTCGCCGCTTCTGATGAAGATGAGCTTCAGGTCGGGGTTGCCGGAGGTGGCAATGTCGAAGCCGACGACGACCTGCTGCGCGGAGTTGAGCTGCACGAACGGCACCCCGCGGAAGGTCACCCCGTCGTCGTCAACCGAGAGGTCCGCGAGGGGGAAATTCGCGGCGGCGAGCCCCTCAGCCTTGACCTTCACGATGCGATCAAGTTCCGACTGCTCCGCCTCGTACTTCGACAGGGCGGCGTCGAAGAGATCACTCGTCTCGTGCCAGGACTTCGACGCGAGGATCTCGGCGTTCGTGTCCTCGACGGCCGCCAGGCGCGCGCGGATCGCGTCGGTATCGATCAGCGGTGGGGCTTCAGCGAGCTGAGCGCGAACCTCAGCGACGCTGTTCCGCAGCTCGACGAGTCGCGCCTCGAGCTTCGCGATCTCGGTCTCGGCTTCGTTCCGGCGTGCCATGAGCCGGAAGCGAGCGTTGTTCTTCGACTCGGCGTCCGCTATCTCAGCGAGGATCGCCGTCGCGGAGGTCGGTTCCGTGCCCTTCGGCACGGTCGCCTTCGGGAGCGAGGCCAGCGCGCCGCGCAGTCGCTCGACCTCGCGGCCGGCGAGAAGGCGGCGTTCCTCCGCGCCCTTCTTCTCGGCGGCTAGACGATCGATGTCGAACGGCAGCTCGACCTTCGACAGGAGGACTTCGCGCTGCTTCTTCTCGTCGAGGTTCACGAATTCGACCGGGTCGATCAGCTCGCCGCCGAGGTGCTGCGCGAGGATCGCGGTCGCGGAGTCGTGCTTCGCGCCGTCGAGGGCGTACGCCGAGAACGTCGACGTGATCTTCCCCGAGGCGCTGCGCTTCCAGTCGCGCCGGAACCGGATGTCGAGGTCGGTGTCGACGTACTCCGAGAACGCCGAGTCCTCGCCGTCGCGGATGGGGTGTGGGGTCTCCTTCACGCCCTTGTAGCGGAACAGCTCGCGCAGGGGGTCGATGAAACTCGACTTCCCAGCGCCATTCGCGCCGGCGATCACGATCAGCGACCGGTCGCCGGGGGAGAGGGCCACATGCTTGAGGCCCTTGTAGTTCTTCACTTCTAGTGTCTTCGCCATTGGCGGTGTCTCCCTTCAAAGACAAGACGGATGCGGGGCGCGTTCGCGCGGCGCGAGGATTCAGGCGGCTACGGGCTCGGGAAGAGCCCAGACGGCGACAGGGCGGTTGAACTGACCGGTGACCCGATCGCCCGAGTCGATGACCTTTCCGGCGTTCCGCAGCTCGGAGAGACGCTTCGCGATCGAGTCGGGTTTCACGAACGGCCAGCCGGCCGACTCGCGGCGAGCGAAGTAGGCGCCGGTGAGCTGGAACACGGGCATCGGCTGGTGGGCGAGGATCGAGAGGATCGCGCCCTTCACCCGGTTGTTCTCCTCGGGATCGAGGGCCGCGGCAGCGATGTGCGAGGTGTCCGGGTCGTTGCGGTGTGCGAGGGCGGTGGCCATGGTGACTCCTTCGATCGGGTGGCGCGAGGGTGAGGGTTACGAGGCTCGGCGGTTCTCGCCGGTGGAGGCTTCCGCAGCGATCCACGCCTCGAGGTCGGAGAGGTAGTAGCGGACGCGGTGGCGGAGGCTGAACGATGCGGGGCCCTGGCCAGCGCTACGCAGGTTGTAGAGCGTCTTGACCTTCAACCCGGTGATCTCTGATGCCCGCTGGATGGACACGATTTCGCCGGTCATGCCGCGGCCGCCAGGACGTCTGACGTGATGAACGTGATGAAGTCCATGCCGAAGACCTCCGCGATGCGGTCGATGTCATCGGTCGTGAACCTTGTCTTGCCCGTCATGCGCCGGCTGAGCGCGTGAGTCGTCATCCCGAGCTCGTCGGCGAGCCACCGCTGGCTTCGGTTCTTGCGAGCTAGCTGGACCCGGACGGCGTTCGCTGTCGTCTGCTGCGCTGTAGATGACTTCATGACCCGAGTATTGCATATGCCATAACAGGGCACAACGTAGACACGCCGTAGCGCATATGCCATAGTTAAGGCTATGGTGAGAAAGAACGACTACCCCGAGCTGCGCCCCGTGAGCGTCGCGTTCGCCCGCGAGTACAAGGGGTTCATGGCGGCCGAGGGCATCACCCAAAGCCAGATCGCTGACGCCCTTAACCGCAATCAGGGGTACGTCTCAGAGCGCGTCAGCGGGAAACGCGCGCTCGACACAGACGATGTCGACGCGCTCGCCGGAATAGCCGGATGGAACGGCCGGGAGCTATTGATCGAACTGGCCAAGCGCTCACGCCCGACTCTTTCCGCAGTGCCAGCGCTTCCGGTCGATCGCGACGCGGATGTCGGTGGTGCGCCGCAAGCTGTCGACCTACACACCGTCGATCTTCGCAACGAGCAACTCGCTGCCACCACAGACGACACCACTATCGACCCGAACAGAGGGGGCTGAATGGATGCGCTCGATGACTACCTCGAGATCCTGTCGCCGGGAACGCTCGCGCAGAGAGAGACGCGAGCACGCATGTTCGGCGCCGACGGTTTCATCGACAGCCCATGCTGGCGGGACTACGACCCGTGGGACCATGCCGAGAGCGTGGGGGCCGCGGTCGTCTACCGTGAGGAGTTGCCTCGGCCTGAGATGGTGGCGTGTTACAGCTCCAGGTACGACGCCATCTTCATCCGCTCGGACGCTCAGGGGGTGATCGAACGATGCGCTCTCACTCACGAGCTGGTGCACTTCGAGCACAAGGACGTCGGGACCACGAAGATTCAGGAGGATCGCGCTGACCGTCTCACCGCGATGCGCCTGATTCGACCCTCCCGAGTAGAGCAGATCGCATCCGACGACCCGGGGGAGATCGGCCTTGAGCTGCGAGTCACCGAGAAGGTGATGCGCACCTACGCTCGCATGGTCCGCCACGGTTGGCGAATGTATGGCTAGGCCGCCGCTCGTTCTGGGATCGTGGGGCAAGGTCACTCGCGTGAGACGCGACGGCCACTACGTCGCATACGCCCGCTACCGCGACTACGACGGGGTAACCCGCCAGGTCGAACGGAAAGGAAAGACGGGCGCGGCCGCCGAGCGCGAATTGATCACTGCGCTGACCGAACGGGCGCAGCTCCACGGTGAGGATCTCAGCCCCGAGACTCGGCTGTCCGCCCTGGCGGATGAGTGGTTGAAGGAACTCGACCGGCTCGGCCGGTCGGCCGGCACCGTGACCCTCTACAACCGCCAAGTCACCCACATCCTGAAGGGCATCGGTTCCCTTCAGCTCCGCGAGCTCACCGTCCCCGCCATCGACCGCTTCCTGCAGGCGTTGGCCTCATCGTCCGGACCCGAGACGGCACGACTGAGCAGAGTCGTGTTGTCCGGGATGTGCCGACTGGCCGTTCGCCGCGGCGCGATGTCCAGCAACCCGGTGCGCGACGCCGGCCCAACACCTCGAGGGAAGTCGCCGGTGCAGACCGTCGGCATCGATGCTGCAGTCGTGCTGCGCGCGAAGCTCCGTGAGTGGGACGATGGCCGCGACAAGCGCAACAGACTCCGCCAGACCGACCTCGCCGATCCCGTCGACATGATGCTCGGCACTGGCGTGCGAACGGGTGAACTTTTCGCCATCCGTTGGGACGACCTCGACATCGGCGCGACCATCCCCACGGTCACCATTCACGCCACGGTCGTGTTCGCCACAGGGCAGGGTTACACCCTCCAGCAGGCGACGAAGAGCGACACGTCAAACCGCACGTTGAAGCTGCCCCCGTTCGTCGTATCGATGCTCATGCGTCGGATGCAGACCAGACAGAGCGAGTTCGTCTTCGACTCTGCCGACGGCACGCTGCGAAGCCCGAACAACTTCCGCACGCAGTGGCGGGCCTTCAGAGTCGCGAGTGGGTACGAAGACTGGGTCGTTCCGAAGACGTTCCGCAAGGCAGTCGCCACCCTGCTGGCTGACTCGACTGACGAGAACACCGCACGCGATCAGCTGGGGCACTCAAGCATTGCCGTGACTCGGAAGCACTACATCCAGCGATCCGCGACGGGCCCCGACGCGCGCGCGACGCTGGAGCTTTTCGCCGGGCCAGCGGATACCCAGCGAATTGAAGAGGAAACTGGCTGA